TCACTGCCTGCCTTGTAGTACGGATTCTCTTCACTTTCCCATTTTGCTTCAGCATCTTCCTTCCACATCTCTGCTTCTTCTTGATACTCTTCAGCAATAACAATTAATTCTTCCCATTCCTCGCCACCGACTTCACCTGTGAATTCATATACTTTTGTACAGCCATCTATAAAACATTGGTCTTTAATTGCTTCACTTGTAACTCTTTGTTGAATTGAACTTGCAGTAAAGCCTATAAGCAATGTGTAAACTATACCTGCTAGTATGTAATATCTATTTTTCACTTATCTTTTTCCAATCTTCTCTAAACAAACAAAAACGTTCTTCGCCACTGTCTGTTTTATACACAAATTGCATTCCTAACATTTCTATAACAATGCCTTCGTTTTCTCTGCGAAATGCAGGTTCTTTGTGTAGTATTCTATCTCCTAACTTTGGGTGTTTATTCTTAGCCATATATTTCCAATAAATCGTCTGCGTGTCGTTGTAATGCCCACTTGTTCATCAAGTGTAAGTCTAAATCTTTCCAACGGCACAGGTTAAAATTCTTAATTTGTTTGTCTAATTCCAAGTACATAGTGATATCATTTACACCATTTACTTTGTAAATATCGTCCCAATCGTAACTCATATACATTGTGCGTTCAGGCAAAGGAGGTATTGCTTCACTGCTAAAGTTCCCCATCATATGAGCGGCAATACTAAAAGCATAATCGTTCCTATATAGCATACCTGAGAACTCATATAAGTCTTTGTAAAACTCATAGTTTTGTTTGACGTGCGTAACTATATCGAAGAACTGTTTAGTAAACTCGTTCTTTCTAAAGTACACTACTGTTGCCCAGTACATAGTTATGCCATAATTTTGCAGTCTTTCTTTACCTGTTTGTCTACTTGACTGTATGTCTTGTACATCATAATTAACCATTAAATCGTTTTCGTGTCCCCAACATAAGTTTAAACTATCACACATTACTAAGTAATCTACGTCTATTACAAGGGTTTCATCGTAAGGTGTAATGTCGTAAACAGAGGATCTGTTTTCGTTATAAAAACTTAATGTTTGTATATTATGATTTGTATCTCTAAAACTTCTGATATTTTTATTTTTAAAGTCGTAATCTTTTTGAACTAGTATGAGATTGGGAATATGTTTTTCTATAAAGTCTTTGCCTAGTACATCTAAATTATATTCATAACTGTCAATGTCTGATACTACAGTTATATTTTCTGTGCCTAAGTTCTTTTTAATCATAGCACAAGACACACAGGCTAATTTTAAATAATTAATTTCCTTGTTGTTATGTGCAAATAATACTACGCCTTTACTACTCATCTAAATCCAAATCCAATAATTTATCAACACTTCTGGACTGTCTAAGTTTTGTATAGTCTGCGTGATATTCATTAGTGGATTCGAAATAACGACCTAGTATTTCGTCTTTGAATTCCTGCAAATCTTCAACTAGAATAGGCAGTTCGTATTGGTCTAATAATACTACTGAGTCTTCACCGTCTTTAATTAGCATATCAACAAATGAAATCAAACTTCTATCTATGAAGAACGTGCCTCCACCAAAACTATAAGTGAGTAGAGTTTTGTTTTTTGCTTTGAGTTGGATTCTTTGATTGTTGAGAGTATGCCTGTAGTTGGCAAATTTTAGTGCTTTTTCTAATCTGTCGCTCATAATATTGTGTCCTGTTGTACACAGTATTTATCAGACTTCTAGAATGTATTAAAGTATTTTTAGTTTACAGTTCGCTGGATTCTGCGTATGTAGGTGTAGCAACTGTTACAGCATATCCATTAGGCAAAGTACCACTGTTTGGTCTATCTTGTCCTACATTATGTGTTAGTGTTCCGTCTACAGTATCAAAGTAACCTCTACCTGTATGCACGTCTGACATAACTACTTGGAAAGAAATAGTTCCTGAAGCACTTGCATAACTGGCACTAATTTGATAATAGTTACTTGAATATGAACCTGAACCTGTTTTGATATAGATCTCTTGCATACTTGATGTCAAGTCGTAGAAACCTCTTGAACCTGTGTTACTACCTGAACTAGCAGTTACACTGGTGTAACCCATTTTAATTGTTCCCATAGCACTTAGTAAGTTAGTCCAATCTGTGTTTTGGTCATTAGTTGCACCACCACTTCTACTTGCACTAAAAGTAATCTTACCACCTGCATTGAAAAATTCTTTTGCGTGTGAGTCACTGGTAAAGTCTACAGTAAAGTTGTGAGTAACACTAGTGTTCCAACTTGATGTTCTTGTGGAAGAAATCTTTGCTTCTGTTGATAAGTATGAACTTGACGCACTAAATCTGCTGTTATAAGCATTTGTAATTGTACTTTGTATTGTATTTAAATCTGTTTCTTGAATACTTCCTGCGTTTGCCACATCACTAACTGTAACACTAGCACCAACATAAGTAGCAATGTCCTGAGCGGCATTGATAATATCGTTTGTGTTAGTATCTGAAATTGTTGCACCTGCGGATGGATTATATACTGAAAAACTTTGTCCCCAACCTTCTTGTGATCCAGTTGCTGAACCTGTTATTAGTAATATATTATTTCTAGCAATATCCCAATCAGAAGCAGTAATACTGTCTCCTGCGGATCTGTTAGTCATTGTGCTTAAAGCCATTCTTATCTCCTACAAAGTATATACACTTATTTATCTTAAATTGTTTACTTGACTCCGATAACCGCTTCTACTAAGCCAATGCCACCGTCGTCTTTATCTTCTAAACTTCTGCCTATAATTGCTCTTGTATCATAATCATCTGAACCTAATGCCCAAGCCATTCCTGGCTCATCACTAGCAACTAAACGTTCTCCTTTAGCAACTTTACCTACAACTTTAACTGGAACACGTCCTGCTAATGCTACTGGTAAACCTTCTGCTTCTGAGTTCATTAAGTATGCTGGATTAGTTGATATAACACCGAACACATCTGCATCTGCGTGTTCTGTTGTTTGTGTAATCTCTGCTTCGCCACCAATTTTAACTACTGTACCTGCTTCATAATCTGCATCTGCTGAATATATCTCAGCCATATCCGCATACTTGGCGGAAGTTGCAACACCATTAAAGTTTACTGCTGTTACATCACCACTAAAGTCACCTGTAACACCACCTGTTAGTACACCACTGCTAATTGACATAGTGCCATCTGTTAATGTACCACCTTGTACTGCACCACTGAATGTTGCTGTAACACCACCTGTAATTTGACCACTGTTAATACTTGCTGTACCATCAGTTAAAGTTGCACCTGTTACAGTACCACTTGCTGTTACACTACTACCTGCAACTGTTCCACCTGAGATAGAACCTGTTACATCACCAGTTAAGTCTGAAGCAGTTGAACCTGCCACAGTTAAAATATTTGTACTTGGATTGTAACTGATACCTGCATCTGTATTAATAACTTCTGCTGTTGATGAACCATTGTCACTGTTTACAAAAGTTAGATAATGTGTGCTATTGTTTCCACTAGTAATAGTGTTCACTGTTGCTGAACTACCTGCACTACCTGAAACATTACCTGTTACATCACCTGTTACATCTCCTTGGAACTGATTAGCATATACAATACTAAATTTGTTATTAGTATTACCCAATGAGTAAGTAACATCAGTATCAGGAATAATTGGACTTGCCAATAATCCACCAAATGAAACTGTATCAGTACTTGCGTTACCAATCGTTGTACTACCGTTTAGAGTAGTTGTACCTGCGACTGTTAAGTTACCTGATGCTGTTAATGTTCCTGTAACACCTAAAGGAGCACTTATTGTTGCTCCGGTGTTCACAGTTAGAGTGTTAATATCTGCATTTGTTGAGTGAAATGTATTAACTCTTGTTGTGGAATTACCAATTGCTAAGTCACCATATGCTCTAATGAAACCATTAGATCCATTTCCTACATTAACGTATTGTGACCAAGTTTGGCTAAATCTATTTGTGCTGTTACCTAAATCGTAAGTAACATCTGTTGCTGGAACAAAACTACCACCTGTTTGTACAAGTGCTGAAAGAGACACGTTACTAGCACCAACAATAATGTTGCCTGTAACTGCGTCTGCTCTATAGGCTCTGTCTGCTAAAGCAATTGAAGTGTTAGCATATTCGTCTCTTAGATTAAGACCTTTCTTAATTGTAGAACCAATACCATTTGAAGCAGTTAATTGGTCGTGCCAATTAATGTTGTCGCCCATTGATGATGAAACACTATCTGCGGCTGTAAATTCATAATCACTGAATATAGCCATAATAGTTTCACCACTTGGTATAGACCCTGTGCCGTCACCTGAACTTTCTGTTTGGTTCACACTTACTAAAGCAGTAACAGGATAAGGGCCACCTGCTGTAGCATTTAAGAAAATATTTCTTAACTTAGTTCCACCTGCTGTTCCGTATGTGCTACTGTATGCATCTGATACTTCACCTGCATAACTAGTATCTACAAAACTTGTTCCATTGTAAATTTTTAATTTGTCATCGGTTGTATCAAAGTACATAGTACCTGATTGGAATCCATCTGCTGGTGCTGAAGCACTAACGCCTGGGGTAAGTCTGATCCAACTACTTCCATTGTATACTCTCATCTGACTAGATGATGTGTCATACCATAATTGTCCAGTTAATTTATTTGTTGGACTAGGGGCGGTGCTGTTTGCAAAGTTCTCTAAGTGTCTAATTGAATTTTGAACAAAATATTGTCCGTAACCACTAACGTTCTTACCTACTAAGGAAAGACTATAATTAGTAGTGTCAACTACACCGTCTGCAACTGTAACACTTGTGCCACTTGTCGTTGATACTGTATATGCCATTTTCTTTTTATTCCTCTAAACTATTTATTACGACAGTTGAATCCTAACTGTGTATACTATCTCTATAACCCTGTTCAAACTTTTTTGTACTGGGTGAAAAATTACGTGAGTTAAAAGTTCTGCATTGTTGGAAGACGTTGCAAAGCCTTTTAATCCTAATTCGTCAAAGATAAAATTACTGTTTTGATTCGTTGCCGTATCAAAATTTTCTTGTCCACTAGGCTCACTCAATCCTAATGTACAGGTTATTTTTAAATCTGTATAATTTGTACCTGATGTAAGTTCAATTTTATTGTTTGCTGTGTCATTGTTAGAACTTGTGCTACTAACAACTTTACTAAATGTTTCATTGAACAATGATGCTGTGGGTTCTGTTGATTCACTTGTATTTGGTGCTTTATACAAAACTGTTCCACTACTATCTACACTACTACCACCATTACCAAAAGCCATAAAATGAATAATTTTATTACTTTGATTCTGTAAACCTGCGGCAATAAGAGCACCTAAATTTCCATAGTGAATAGCATTTCTTTTATTCACTAATTCCTCACCTGTCTCTTTATCTCTGATAAGAATATGTCCTGACACATTCATATTAGTTTCGTCCTTCATTACGTCGGTCTCTTTATTAGTGTTATCATCTTTATCGTACATATCTATATTTATCTTTTCTATTAAAACTAACTATAATACTAGGAAATATACCCTCCTGGGTTATCGTCGCCTTGTAAAAAGACTGCACCTGGGTTACTATTTGTAGTATCAGTTATATTTGTGTTCCAAAGCAACACGTTTGCATTGACATTTTCTTGATTTAATGTTACACTACTATTTGCGTTATATATCTTATCGTTAGTTGTATGAACGCCAATAGTTGTACCATTTAATCCACGTTGTACGCCAACCAATGTGTTACCATCTATTCTTGTTACCTTAATCATTTCATCATTAATAAATGCGTATCCTGGATTTCCTGGGGAAACAGGACCAAACATTGTTGTACTGCTTACTGAAATATCTTTATCATTTGAAGTTATGTTTGCACTAATTGTTGTGCTGTTTGCACTACCCAATCTGTAATAGTTTGTTTTACCAAACATATCTATATGTGCTCTATAACTAACTGTTTTAGTACTTGTTGCAGACACACTACTGTTAGAGAATGTGTCAACATTAATAATTAAGTTTTCTTTTGGATCAACCATTATTAATTCTTCTGGTCTATCAGGACCGTTAATCTTAGTAAATGATGTTCCGCCTAAGCCTTCGTATTTGACTCCAGCAATAGTTAAGTTGCCGTTGTTTCCAAACACTCCGTCATAGTTTTCAATTTCTATTATTTGGTCAAAGTCTCCAATATCATATGGTGCACTATCCCAGCCTAGTACTGCTACTAAGGCATCGTCACCGCCTGCATTAATAATATTATCTACAAACTTGCCAGCATCTAAATCTAATCCGTTAAAGTCTGCGCCTACTTTAGTTTTAATTAAAGCATCTCTTTCAATCTTGAATGCTGTAATACTTGCCGCACTATAAATGTTACCTGAGTTTGCTATAGCAGTATTCAGTTTAGCAACGTCTACATCATATAAGAATATTCTTTCTGCGGCATTTGTTGGAGTAAATCCTCCAAGTAATTCTGTTTTTCTTGCTTCGCTAATTACAAAACTTGTTCTATCTATATTAATAGTTTGGTTAAATGTTCTAACTTTGCTGTCTGCTTTGTTAAAGTTACTGATCCAAAACTTGTAGTCTGGATCTGTTAGCATAATGTTTGAATGTGTTACGTTATCTACGTCTAACACAATAGAATCATTATTTGGATTAGGCTGGTACGGTGGTTTATCAAAGTCTGTACTGCTGTTCCTTATAATCTCTCCGCTAATACTCTTAACATCTTGGAAATCTCTTAACTTACTTGTAAATGGTTTTTGTTCATTTACAAATTCAGTTACGTTAGGGAAAGCATCTGCTTTTGAAATATAAGTTTGACTAAGTTCATCAGCACCTTGTTTGATGTTGAAGTAACTTGTTTTAAATGCCCAATTAGTTTCGTCTTGCTCAGTGTTTACATAATGTAATAATGCAAAGAACAACTCGTTAGTCTTAACTGAATTCTCTTGTATGTACAATTTATTAAATATTGCATTAACTATTACTCTAAGTTTTGTAGCAAGTGCTAAAGTATTGTTACTAGTAAACACCACATCTTTTAATTTATAACTTGCATTATAAGTTCTTACGTGAGTAAACTGTTGATTTGCTTGGCTCCATTCGTAATCTTTCCAAGCATCTTTCTTATTATCAACTCTTACAACATCGCCGTCACTTAATTCACCTGCAAAGTTTAATTTCTTAAACTGGTTAAGTACATATCTTGGCTTTTTAGTTTTATCGAACTTAGGCTTAATCCAATCTATAATCTCTAAGTAAGTATCATCTGTGATATCTGCATTCCAATTCTTATATTTCGAATCAGTTAGTTCAGTATTGTATGCTTCTCTATTAATAAATTCTACAAATACACGTCTAGCCGCTTTCAAGTCTTTAAACATTGTTTGTTTTGGTCTAATACTTAAACCGTATTTTTCAAATTCGTTTAATCCTGGATCTGGTACAACTTTATTATTGCTGTCGTAACCACATAAACTATCAATCATCTTGTTAATTATTGTAGCACTAATTTGACTTGATGTATCTCCTTCTCTATACAGTTTCCATTCTGTATGTTTTTTGTCATACTTTGTATCTTTTACAGAGTAATTCATTTGGAAAGCAACTTTATCGTCTTTAATAAAACGTTTTGTGTTCTGTACCATAATAGTTGTATTGCTAACTGGTGCATAGAACGGAAGTCCTAAACTAATTGGATCTTCAATTTGTAATGCTACACTTCTAGCACTCATTGTTCTATCATCTAAAGCAGGCACAGTTTTTACATCTTTTACCCAATAGTAATAAACGTTTTGATATGCGTTATTGCTTAAATTAAATTCTTTAACTAATAAGAAGTCTGTGTTGTTTCTAGGAGTACCGTCTCCTCCGTTTCTCACATAATCACTTGGTGAGAAAGGACTTCTTGTCCATTCGTACACATCAAAACTACTACCTGGATGCCATTTACCCCAATTTCTACTTCTGTATGTTACATTGCCTTGCTCATACCATAAACTTCTACAAGTTGAAGTGTCCCACCATAGTTCACCAGTGTTATTGTTGGTGAAGTTTGAACCGTTGTTTTGATAAACAACTGGATCTGATTCTGTAATATATGTCAAGTTAATTTTTGCTTGGCTTGATATTGCATCTTTAAACGGATCGATGTATTCTAATTCTTTAATTGTGGTGTTATCATCTAAATCGTATATAACAGCCTTTTCCATTCTCTTACTTTCTACTAAGTCATTCTCTCTAAATGCAATATTGCCGTTTTCATAGTAAACACTACCTGCGTTTTGGAAGTTAGTTACCCAAACATTTGCATTATTTCTGTCCATAACGATATCATCTTTAAATAATACACTCTTAAAGTACATTGGATCTAGATTTGCTGTGGTTCCTGTAACGTCAACTGATGTATTATCTAATGTATACAAGTCATATGAGTACATATTAGTTGTTGTAACTTGTTCTAATCCTGTTATTGTAGGGGCATCTGTTACATTTATTAATGTAAACCCGTCTTTACCGTTATCAGATCCATCGTCATCATCTAATATTCCTAACTCTCTTAATCTTTCTATTGATAAACCTGTTGTAGGATCAATCAAATTACCAAATTGTGATAAGTTGTTTACATCATCTATACTATTGTTGAAGTCATCTAATGCTCTAACACCTACTAAGTCTGGATCTATTTCGCCTTCTGGGAAATTCCACGGATTAAATCCTCCGTTTAATGCAACAAACTCCATACCATCATCAGGAGTAACAATGTTTAACACACTAACACTAGGGTTAACATCATAACTAAATGCTTGTATGCCTGCATTACCTCTAGAGGCTCCATTAATTCCGTCTGCTATTGCATCTGCAATAGGTTCAAGTGTTCCGATATTGTCTCCAGGTGCTGGGAATATCGGAGGATTGTTTTGACAATTTATCTTACTTCTACTTGTCATTGCAACTCTACCGCCATATCCTAAACCTTCTGGTCTAGTTCCTGCTAATCCTTTTGCAAAGTCATCATCATATTTTAGAGATACACCTCTTTCCATTTCTGGTGGGAAGTTAATATATGTACCTCTGTCTGTAATTCTTAATTTTGTAATGCTACCCAAACTGTTTACACCAGTAACCACAAATTTAGCAGTTCTGTTTCTCACAGACTTATCTAGTTCATTACCTTTTTCTATTCTTACTCTAGCACCACTTAACATACTACCGGGAACCATAACACCTGTACTTCTAACACTCATTGCTCCGAATGTTTGTATTTCTGATTGTGTGTAAATTCCTTGGTTAGTAATTTCTAATCCTGTGATTGCTTCGTCTGAATTAGCAACACTTGTTGGTGCTTCGCCTTCTCCAAATACTGCATAACTAACTTTAAGTCTTGGTGCAAATATTTCGTTTACATCTTCTGGACCATACTCAAAAGTTTCATTGCCTGCGGCATCTCTTTTAGTAATTGGTTGTTCGTATTTCCAATCGTCCCAATTTCTGCCTGGTCTGGTAATTTCTACTCTCCATTCACCTTTAGCATTTTTATCATACTGTCTGATATACTCTCTAATAATGTTTTCTGCCTGCCAAATAGTATTTGCCACAGTATTTGGTCTGTCATAATCCACAGTTCCTATAAATCCGTGTCTATCTTTTGCTCTATAGTAACGTTTATGCTTGCCTTGTATTGGACTTATGTTTCTTCCGTCTACTGGGAACGTTTCTGCTGTAGGTTTAAATACATTGTTGTCAGCAACACCGCCTGATATAGTAAAGTTATGGTATTTGCCTGCACTTCTTTCAGTAATTTCGTATCCTTTGAATATCCCACCCTGGTGATCTGAGCCAAACATACCTGTAGTTGTTCCAGTTGAATCTATAGCACCTTCTCCTAGTGGCTGTAGTACTGGTAACCTTGTTCCATCTGGTGCTTGTAACCAAACCATACCCCATTCTGAAGGATCTTTTGATTTCCATTGAATGTTTAGTTTAACATCTGTAATTTTTGCACCATCTGGTATGTGGCTAGTGCTAAATGTATATACAACTGCTTTACTTTCACCAATTTTTGTACCTGTACCTTTGTTGAATATTGTTAAATATTGTTTTAAACCTATTTTGTTGTAATCGTCTGCAATTTGTTTTGCTGTTTTTTCTGCTGTTGCTTTGTGTACAGTAACTGGTATTCTTAATACGTTAAGGTAGTTGTCATTTTCAATAAACATAACGTCTAACTGTTCTGAATCTCTACTTACATCTGTTCCTGCACTTATTGTAAGGTGCATAGTTCTAATAGTGTTGTTAATTGTAAATGAATTATCACTTGAAGGATCTACTGTTGTTACACCTGTCTCAGCATCATATGTACTTGCTGTTGGATTTGCATTTATATTTTCTAAGTGAGTTGTTCTTGCAGTTTCAGTAAATGTTCTAATCTTATCTAGAGTTACTACGCCGCCACTGTTTGATGTGTGGCTATATTTCTTATGTCCTTGATTAGCACCGTCTGTTGATGAGCCTAAAGGCATTGCGTAGAATCTTGAAGTAACTTTTCTAAATGATTTGTTTTTAGGATCATATAAGTTTTTAACATCATACTCATACCATCCGTTTCTTGCTTCGCTTGTAGGAATAACTGTACCAATTGTAAGCATTTTAAAGTATGCTCTGTGGTCTTTGAATCCTAAGAACTGAACGTAACGCGAGTTCCAGTTAATCATTGCTACTGTTAATAAATGTTCTTTTTTATCTAAGTCTGGATTATTGCTGTAGTCTCCTACCATTTTCCAAATACCTTCCGCACCTTTTGGAGTATTTTGTAGCAATGTTTCTAATGCTGGTTGACCTTGTGTGTCCCATACAGCAATAGTATTTCCATCATATGTTTCTAAGTAAGCAGAATCGAAACTTTTCATTCTAGCACTTTGACTTGCTTCTGAGCCATCATCAAATAAATGACCGTAACCTACTTTACCAATCATACAGTATGATGATTGTAAATCTGCATTACCTATAAACACTTCGTAATTTTTACTTTGTCCACTGATATTATCAATGGTCATTGTGGTTGCATTTCCTTCGCCTACATCTAATCTAAAGTTTGCAGAAGCAATGTCACTTAATCCTAAGTTTCTGTATTGCTCTCTAACTCCAGCATACGCAGGTGAGTCCCAATCTGCTGAAGTGTCTCCTCCAGCATAAATGTAATCTCTGTAATTCATAACAGCAACACCGTTTGGACTAATCATTGTTTTATCGTGTTGTGCTTCTTCAAAATCTTCTGCATTGTGTACAGAATTAAATGTTGGCTTAATAGCAACACCTGGAATTGGATTGCTGTTTTCATCAACTACTTCAAATGTTAGTCTACGTTTTAATTGGTCAATTGGTAAGTCAACTAAGTCTTGTGACAATGCAATACTTCTTAAAGGTATAGATTCATTTAAGTCTACACTTTGGAACATATAGTCATCATCTTGTACACTCTTAGGTCTACCTCCTGTTGCAACAACTTGGTCTCCAACTCTGTAACCAAAACCACTACCGTCTGATAAATTTCCTGTTGGTATTTCTGGTGGTTCTAACATTACAAATCTGCTGTCTCTTTTGTTAGTGCTACCTACAAATCTACCATTAATAAATTTATGTTTAGTGTTTGTTATTTCCCTAGGTGAAATTAATCTACCACCTGCAACGAAGTCTGGAAATACACTAGGTAATCCTAACTTAGTTGGGAAAGTAAATCCGCCATATCCTGCTTCTGGTCTAGGATCTTCACTGTCTGCACTTATTTCTAAAGTTTTATCATAGAAGCCTTGTGTTTGCAGTTTTTGGAATTCTGTTTTTGCTTGTTGCGGATCAAAGTTAGTTGTTAAGTTTCTTTCTTGTACTGGATAAAATTCAGCACATTCGCTTATGCTACCAAAAGCACAACCTTTTGCTAAACTAAATGGTAAGTCACTCTTAATTTTTATACTGCTGTTTATATTTCTTGCACCAACTTGTTGTAATCCGTTGTTGCCTCCTGCACCTGGTTCTTGTGGTGGAGGACAGTTGTTTGTTTTTGTTGCTCTTGGATATTCGTGTATTATACTATTTTGTCTAAAGCCTGGTGCTTGTGAACCTGAAACACTTACTATATATGTTCCTGTACCTGCATCAAATCTTTCACGTACAAATCTACGCATATATGAACTACCGTCACCACCTCCACTCTGGAAGTAGTTGGATTTAAATAAAGGAATACTTACTACAGGTTGTCCAGCACCACCAATGTATAATGTATATTTGTTATACCCTACATTGTATGACTTTTGGTGAATCTTCCAACCCATTACAGCACCAGCAAAGTCTTGGTCATTTAACATACCTCTTGGATTTCTAAAGAACATATATCCTCTGGACTTACTAATTCCTTTATATCCCATTGTTCCTTTTCTTTTCCAAAGTCCTGATGAGCCTAAAATCTGTATTTCACTTCTATGAGTTCCTTCCCACTCAATCCATACTCCGCCTTTTCCTGTTGAGAAGTACTTGTCTTTTCCATAACTTGTTGGGAATCTATTAATATCAATGCCTTCTGCATTTGCAATATTCTTAACTGTTTCAACAAAATTTCTAACGTCCCACTCATTCCAACTATGCCTACTTGCGGCTTTACTTGTAATAACACCAAAGTCTTTTACATCGGCTCTGTATGTAGGTCTACTTGCACCTCTTTGATTATCGCCACCGTAACGTTTTAACGCATCTTTAAATCTTGCATCTACTTTCGCGTGTCCCATTGCTTGTGCTGGTGTTTCAACACAAGGTTCTTGAGGTGTTGTGTTTGTAGTAATATAAGTGTAGTTAGGATTCTGAGAAGCCAATAATGCCGCCAATTGTTCTGGATCACATCCTTCACCTAATGTTACTTGCGTACCATCGCTGAATTCTAATATCTCTCCGGACTGTGTACATAAGTTACCTGCAAGTTCTACAACATATTGTTGATTAACTGTTACATCTACTTCGTTACCTGCAACTGTGCCTGCACCATTATTTGCTCCGTTGTTACCGCCTGTATTTCCGTTACCATTGTTACCTGTGCCGTTTCTGCCGCCACCGCCGCCATTGCCGCCGCCGCCACCGCCTCTGTATTCATTATCTCCCACACCAAAAAAGCCTGGCTCTCCGTGTCCGTTGTATTGCATATATGTATGATTTTCCCAATCATACCAACCATTAGATTGTCCGAACCTCTGCATTGCTTTATTGTTTCCAGCATCACCACCAAACTTAATCGGACTACTTGCATACTCGTTACTTGTTTCAGTATCGTCAATAAAGTAATCTTGTTTTGCTACTTTGTTGTATGTTTTAATCTTGAATGATAATGGTTGTCTTGCATCTGGGTTTTCTGTTACATCTGAATTTTGTACATAGCCGTTAACCCACTTGTCGTGTTCTTTAAGCACCATACTGTTTTTAGCATTGTTATCTAAAGCATTGCTGGAAATTCTTTCTGTAGGTATACGTTTTTTGTTCTTGTACGCCTTACGTTGTGATTTAAATGCACCTTCTAATCTATCTAAGTCCAGCATTGGCATACCAATTTTACTTGCTGGGCCTTTTGCATTTATAATTTGACTGTCTAGTGGCAAGTATCTATTTGCACTCAGTACATCGTCCCCTCCAGGATTCATATTAGGATTAGCATTTACATCTACTTGTACTTTTAATCCTGATGTATCAACTGGAGCATTTACATACTTGCTGTTGCTGTTATCAAATTCTTGATTTCTTCTACCATATAAGAATGCAACTTGTAATCCGTCTTCACTATCAACAATAGCACCTTCTCTGTCTATAACTGATTGGTTAAAACTTTTCACAAAGTTTGTCATTGAATCTGTATTAGCCAAGTTAATTGATGTGCCGTTTACTGTAATTCTATTTTTGTTAGTGTTAGTATATCTAGTTTGCGTATTTGCTAATTCCAATGTCAAATTGTTTTGAGCAAACCCTCTCACAACAAATATATTTGCACTTTGGTCTTCTGTATAACTGCTTAATACAGGATAAACTCTGTTGTAATAATTCTGTGGACAATCTGATATAACTAATGCGTCACCGTTTAATTCATTTACATCACCGTTTACAAATACTGTCATTGCATCATTAGTAATGTACCCTGTTGCTGTGCCTTTAAATCTGCCTTTAATACTCATTGTATCTTTCGTTACAATTTTTGGATTTGCAAATCCGTCATATAAACTTGTATCACCAATTTGTATAACTCTTTCTGAGTTAGTAATATAAGCATCTGTTTCTACTCTAAATATGTTTGCAGTAGCAGTAGCAGTTCCTGTAGCATCAACAATTATAAAAGTATTGTTTGATTCATTAATGTCTATAATATCGTAACTGTTAGAACTTAATGGATGGTCAACATTTGCATCATCGAATAATACAGTACTACCAACTTCAAAATAAGTTAGGTCATTTACTGTTATAGAAACATTATTGTTTGCATCTGGTGTGCCAGTTGATAAAACTGGAATGCTAACAGTATGCTGGAACATACCGTGACTTGGAACGTGCAATACACTATCTTCATAATGTTTAAGTATTAATGTATTAGCATTAATTGTTCTTGCAATTGGTGTTGCTAAATCAAATGATACATCTCCTTCAACAGCAGTTGTATCTTCTGTATCTGAATAATAAACATTTGCCGTTAACATTTCTCCGTCTAACCCTAATTCGTTTAACGGATCGTATACCATAAATTCTTGGTCGTGTACTGGTAAGTTTCTACCTAAGTAACTACATACTAATTTTGTACCATCTGAAACATAAGTTAAGTTTGCAGAGTTATTTGTAACTGCACTAATATTTGCAACTTTAACTGAGAAAGCATCTTGTGAGTATGCTTCATTAACTGTTAATGTTTGTCCATTCAGTGATGCTGGATCTGGACTATCTGCGTAAGCAGTAAATGTCATACCACTAAGCATTTTATGATTATTACTGTATACTACTAATGATTCTAAATTTGCTTTAACTGTACCAAACATCATTTGTGGTGTTGTGGTAAATGCTTTAAGTCCTGCAATGTTACTTGTAGGCGGTGTTGTTCCATTTAATCCAACAAAGTAAGTGTCTTTACTTGTTACATTGTTAATTTTAAACTTAACATTACTAAATGCACTTGTACCTGATGTGTCATTCATCACAACAATGTCGCCATTTTGTAAGTTGTGATTATTATGGTTAATTAAGAATGCTTTGCTGTTGCTGTTCTTGACAAGCATATTCAAAGATGTTAAACTTGTTGCGTAATAGTCTGCAAATGCTGTAGTTGTTATACCGCTTATTGTAAACTTGTCGCTTTCTAAATCTGATATTGTAAATCCGCCTGAGGTATCAAATGGACTTGCACCACTAAACAGTAAATCATCAAAGTTTACTTTGTCGCCATTGTTTATACCTTTAGCATCACCAAACATAAACACGTCATCTGTAATACTTTGTGTTTTAAGTTTTAGTTTTGGCATCACAGCATTTTCTATAGTGTATTTGCTGTTTCTAACTGCTAAGTATTTTAAACTGCTTGGAGTTAAATCTGCACCAAATATTTTGAAAGGATCGTATGATGTAGGATTTTTAATCCTTAATGCCATAGATTCTATATTGTGTGCTCTGTTGTTATTCAATACAACTGCGGTGTGGAAGTTATTATAAATGTCAACTGCTGTAGAATCACTAGAAACTAGTTTACCAACTGTTACACCCTTATCTGCTTCACTAGGTCTAAATGCTCTTTCACTAAACGAACTAGCAAATATAAAGTCTCCTGTTTCAGAGTCTTTACTCCATATAACTGCTTTAAGATTGCCTGTGACGTCGTCTGCAGGGATTGAATCTTCAATTATTATCCCACTAGCAAATGCTTCTTTAACTCGTGTATTAGGTATACTAATATTTCCTGAAGGATCATATAATGAAACTCTTACATCGTTTACTAGTCCAGGATCATTGCTTGTTACAGAGTAATTAACTTTTACGTGATTAATTCTTACAATAGCATTTCTATATCCTGAGAACTCATTACTTAATGGATCATATGTAAAACTGTCACCGTTTTTAAATTCAAACTTAACAACAAACTGCCCATCAAATCCTCTGTTACCGTTTTTGACTCTTCTAACAAGTTCTGTTAATTTAATATCATTAGCAACACCTAATCTGTTTACTGCACCACTCTGTGTAGTAGTTGCAATATCTTTTAATTTAAATCTATCAACTATTGAAGTAGAAACTGTAGGATTTATTCTAGGAACAGTATCCACATATTCTAGTAAGTCGCTGTTAGAAGTTTTAGGTTCTTTGTAGTCATCACTAAATGAAAGTTTAATTTCTTTTTCAGTTGGTGCTGTAGGACTTAGTTTGTATCCGCCTACTCCCATTTCATCAAATACAAGTCCGTCTGTTGCACTTTTTTGTAATCCAGCAATAACTTGTTTGTTGCTTTCGCTGTTAACCTTAATCGGTGAGCCATCTTTGATTAAGTGGTAGCCTACATCGTTGCCGCCTACTTTTTGTAAACTAATTGTTAAGTTTTCTAATGAAGGTTGGTCTATGTCTTTGGCTTTGTTTATATAATAGTTTTCTATAATTCTTCTAGTTTGCTCGCCTGTTGCTTCTTTTAATTCTTCTTTAAATGCTTTGTCTGTTTCTTCATCTAAGTATTTGATGTTAAACCCTAACACAATATCATCAATAGATGTTAGTTTTCCTGCCTGTCCATCTAGTAGTAATTCTACACTAGGATTTTCAGTATTAGCAGTTGTCATATATGCTTGACTATATGGAACTGCTTCTATTTCTGCTGTTTTTTGCTGAGTAGTTGCAAAGTCGTCTATTAATTGATCCACTGTGTTTTGTGCATCGTTTTGAGGGAAATATAAAACTGTTACGTTGCTGTTTGCAGATACTGTTGTATCGTTTACTGCATTTACACTAAATGATGGTGTAATGTCTACAGCACTTGAATCTGGCAAACTCATTGTCGAAGCACTTTCTATAGTTAGTGATTTTCTTTTCCCTGTTAAACCAACTATGTCTCCGCATTCGCCTTTTCCGTTTACTATGTCTGCGTGTACAAATTCTGCATTTGCGTATGATGTACCTAAAGCAGTAGTACTAACGTTTGCTAAAATAAACTTGTTATTACCTGCATCATATGAATTTACTATAGCATATTGTGTTGTTACTTCACCTTTATAAAATGCAGTATTTCCACTTACTGTGGTAACAAAATTGTTATCATAAAAATGCAGTTTCTTATTGTTATTGGTGTTTTTCCAAACTGGGTAGGTTGCGTTTGATTTGCCACTGTCTAACTTGATAAATGTATTTGTTGGCATCACAGTATTCAATGTCATTTCAGCATTACCTGTGCCATCTCCATTAGCAGTAATACTTACTAACTTGCTGTTTGTTATTGCTCTGGATACACTAACGTCTTTAAATCTAATATTATTTGATGTTACACTAAATGTTTTTGCAACTGCATTTACATCTGCTATTGTGTAGTCGCCGTATGCGTCTACCATACTCATCGAAGTATCGTTTTTGCCCTGTGAAACATTCACATCTGCACTATTGGCAAAGTCATCTATTTCATCTACTAAGAATTTAACTCTTTTATTACTAAAACTAAATCCTGTTGGTTGAGCATTACTGCCTCCTTGTATCGGGTTACTTATAACAGCATATACATTTGCTTGATCTCGTATCACTGTGGAGTTATCTTTTGTGCCTGTAATATTTGCAAATACAAATATGTTTGCATCACTACCACCTAAAGCAGTTTCTGGTATTTTAATTTCTTCATCAAACAAATAATTCTGACCTGCTGTAGTTACTGTGATAGAAGTAACACTACTTGCTCCACCAACTACAACACTTGCACTTAATCCTGTACCAGCACCATCTGATGATATTTGTGTAAGGCTAACTGGGTATGTTCCTGCTACTAAACTAGAAGTTGCAGTTACAGTTTCAGTACTTCTAATATTAATATTTCCTAAACTTGTTACTTGACCTACTAGTACACTTGCATTAGGTTCTAAAATTGTAAAACTGTCTTTGTCATAAACTACACTTTGTACTGAGTACACTTTTGTAGCACCATTTGATATACCTGTTGCCGCTAAGTCATCTCCATAGAATCTAATTAAACTTGTATCTTGAACACCGTCAATTTTGTTTATGCCAATTGCTACATTATTTTGTCCGTCTACGTTTGCCGCTATGGCTACATTACTGGCAATAGTTGCATCTCCATTAATATTGTTTAGTCTTAAACTAACAAGTTTAAATTCACTTGTTATATCTGGATATACACCAACAACGTTTGCAGTTTTATTTGGTTTAATTCTAGTTACCAAGCCTTGTGTGGTTGGCGGTGGATTATAAGTTCCTCTGTAAATAGATTTATTATCTAGTACTAATTGTTCGTTTGTATATTTTACAACTGCATTAGGCAATTGACTGTTTTTAATATACAATGTATTATCATAAAAAGTTTTATTTTCAGGATCGTTGATAACATTACTATCATTAAAATCTTGTAAACTCACAGGACTGAACAATTTACTTGTTCCTTCTGTTACTTGATTTATATAAAAGTTATTAAACCCTGTTTCGTTTTTCAAACTTCTTAACTGATAAACATCAAAGTTTTCGTGTTCGCCTTTAGCCATATGTACAACATCATTGCCTCTCAACACAATTTTTGTATTAGCACTTACTTCTTGGTCAAAGTGGTTAATATCGAATACCTGAATGCTTACATTATCCTTATGTACAAATCCACTGTTCTTAATTAGTGTGCTGTCTTTGTTAAATTTACTTGCAGGATATAACTTAACATTTAGGTCTTCAGTTGTTGGTCGTTTTACAAATCTATTTTTGTCGTCAATATCTATAGTAACTACATTATCATTTGGATCGTCTTTGCTAATGGCATAGGTTCTGGTCGTGCCTGGTACTGCCACTAACCTGTCGTCAGATTCGACTTTTACTTCTACATTACTACCAGGAACATCTGTTGTTAAAGACGTATCAAATGTAATACTTGCTTCTTCTACAATTATCACCTGAGATGAAGTTGTATAATTTACCAATGTACTAATATTTGAAAATACTAATTCTGCTAAACCACTAGCATTACTTACTGTGAGTCTAGTGTAGTCTGCATCATTTGTAATCTTTGTGCCATCTATATAAGCACTAATATAATCATAATTACCACCACTAGTGGTTAAGTTTTGTGCAAGGTTATTAAATGTACGTTTAATTGTAAACGAATCATTGCTTACATAATTAGTGTATAATGTAACGTTAGATGGTACTGTGTGTCTTGAACTATCCATATATGAATAGTAAGACTGGTTAACTATTGTGTTATCAATCGAAGTAACAATATTATCTATTGTTGTATTGTTTGCAACTTCAATTTTAAATTTCTGTTTTGGCTGATATCTGCCTGCCGCAATATTCAGGTAACTTAATGTTGTTCCTGAATCGTCATCTGCTACTGTGAAGTCGCTACCTGTAAGTTTTAGGAACATAGGACCAACTGAATTTGTAAATTCTGTTGCCGCTATTACATTAGCATTACTGATTGCACTTGCTTGAATGTTAAATGCTGTTACTAAATTGCTTAAACTTGTTGTTGCGGCAACATTAGTTGTTATGGTTCCACCGTTTGTGTGGTCGGTAACAACCAAATTACTTAACCCTACATTGCTGAATGGTTGTGGAACTAAACTGCTACTCATTGCAAGTCCATTAGTTAATACTTCATCTATTTTAGAAACATACAAATTACCTGTAATTACAGTAACATTAGGTGCATTATCATAATTAAACCCTTTGTAGTCTACTGATATATTACCCAATGTACCATCTAATGCCAGTGTAGCACTTGCTAATGCTCTACCATTTCCTTCACCACTTAGTCCTGAGGGTGGTACTGGAGGCTTATCAACTTCTATAATTGGTGGTGCAAAGTATTGTGTTTTCTTTTCTACAATATTAATTGCTGAAACAATACCTGTAACACTTTCAGGGAATTTAAGTTCTAGTAACTGCTGGTCTCTTACAAAGTCTTTTTTGTTTATAATTAAATCAAAACTCTTATTAGAACTGATGTCTCCAAATGCTCCCTGCTTAATTGCCCATTCTTCGTAAACTGTAAAGTCTTTATTTGTGTTAATGCTATCACTTCTTAATATTCTATCTAAACCTGCTACTGTACCTTTGGCTCTGATAGCACCTTTCATTAATTCAACTTGCTCGTCTTCTTCAATACCTAAATTATTTAAATATTCTGAGTCATTATATCCAAACAATGACCTCGATAAAATTCGTTTAATTGGCAATGTAGGAGTACTAAACATTTGATGATAATTTCTAGTTGCTTCTACCAAGTTTTCAAAGTTAGGTAAAACTTGACTTGGTGTAATAATGTAACCCGGAGCATTAAGTGATCCGTCCCATTCTCTAGAAATTTGTGTTTTTAATCTTAAACGTTCTTGTCTAATACTGTAAATGTCATTATTAATTGTATCATTAAACACACTCTTGTTATTAATAACAGTTGCGTGTTCTGTTACACTTGTTAATAATAAAACACCGTAAATACTTTTTCCTTGTGGAGGTGTAATTGTAATTTGTCTTCCGCTTCTAGTTATTCCACATTGTTTAGGATTTAGTACACTACCATCTGCATCTATAAATGATGGAATGCCTTTTGTAAATTTGTTTATTTGATTAACTGTGCCTATTGCAGATTCAAACATTAGTTTTTCTGCCATTGGACTAAATGCTGTTATAGTACCAACTGCTGGATTACTGTCTACCCAGAATAAAAATTGTTTTGCTGTATAAATCCAATTACCTACATCTCCTATACTTTCATTGTAATCACCGAAGTCGAAACCTAATTTTTCTTGATGTCTTCCTAAACTAATTAAGAAATCAAAAGTTGAATCTATATCAGGGAAAGTATGCCCGTATGTTATTTGCTTGACTTTTCCTGTGGTATTGTTATAATATTTTCCTGTTCTTACATTTTCTTTAGGAAGGTCACTAACCTGAGTCCAATTAGCAAAATCAAAGTCTGCAGGTTCTAGGTTATTATTTGCTTTATAAAAATTGCCGTTGTAACTTATAATATCGTTTTGATTGTATGTTCCGCTTATACTGAAAATAGCAGGTATAATAGGAGTTCCTCCTACATCAATTCCTACTGAGCCGCCATTTACGTCACTCTCTAATATGTTAAACACATTGTTACTTTTATCATAACCATTTACTTGATAGCCGTTTGCTGTTCTAGTAATCTTAACACCAGTATAATAGTTTCTTGCAATTACACCACTAGTATGTAATCCTGTATAAACATCTTCTGACGGTACTTTTTCACCAGTACTGAATCCGTCAATACTTAATTTATCACTATAAAGTTTAATGTCATTAAGGTTAACAAAACCGCTGTGTTTATGACCTAGTTTAACATCTGTATTTTGTATAGTTTGTTGAACTTGTACGTGAGTGTCTAATCCTTGTGAAGACACCCAACTATCTAATATAGGACTGAAACCTATTTTTAAAATTCTTGTTGTATTATCTGCTTCTAGTCCACCGTGAACAGTAATTTTACTGTGTGAAATTCTTTTCTTAGTAGTTTTATCTACCAGTTGCTGTGGTAATACAGTAGGCTCTAGTATTTGATCTGGATCTAAATAATATTTTACAAACTCGCCTGGTCTTGTTAAGAACAATGCTGTTACAACTGCATACGGATATGCTGAACTTCTTTTCCAAGCCGTTTCCGCTGGTCCGCTGTCTCCGAATGACCAAGATTCATATATTACATCTGAAGTAGATGTAACACCACTTGCAATACTTACATTTGGTGCAACTAAATTACCATTAGTGTCCACAGGTAGCATAGACAAAATACTTTCTCTTTTATATCTTGGATGGTATCCTTGTCTTTCTCCTTCTGGAATAAATCCTGTTGATACGTTTGTCCAAAAACTTGTACTGTTGCTGGTTACTGTTGCACTACCATAATATGTTACCCACCAAGTAGGCATACTGTCAAAGCCAAACATTTCCCAAGGTGTTGTATTAGGAGTTTGTGTATCATAATAGTATTCAAATATATTTCTCCAATGTCCTAATTCTCCGTAATTCCAAGTAAATGGATCTGCACTATCAACTGTGCTGTTTGTTACAAAGTCTACATTGTTTTGACTAACCCATCTTGAGAAGCCATTAAATAAAACACTATCAATTTCTTTCTTTTTAAAATCTGTATTTGCAAAGTAACTAGGCTTAACATTATCTATAGTTAAGTATTTGCTTATTGTATCTCTATCTCTAACACTTTGTGGAATACTATTGTACACCAATTTTTCATAATGTAAAATAATATCATCTACTTTGTTATTTTCCTTTGTGGTATAACTGCCATCGTGTCCACATATAACATCAAGGTTTGCTGTATATGATGTATCTGTTATAAAACCTGGTTCTTTGACTGCATATAATCCTAATGCTGAAGGAGTAAATGGTATATTACTTGGCGAACTATCTTGGTATGCTCTAATCTTAATCTTGTCATTTGCCGCAACTGATGTCATTGAAACTATAACTGGCACACTACTTGTTACAGTATAGTCTGTGCCTATTGTTTGCAATTCATTATTTTTATAAACACTAACAAAGTTATTCATTTGCTCTAAGTTTGCACTTACAGTTGTGGTGAAAGTTGTAGTTGTGTTTGCTGTGAATTCTTTTTCTTCGTATTCTGTACCCCAAGGTAACATATATGTTCTATTGAATGCAGTATCATTTGTTCTAGTTGCAATTAATTCTGAATATACGTCTTCAAAAATTTGTGCATCTGTTTTACCTTGAATGGTGTTATTAGTGACATAATTTTTAATTTTGCCTTTTAATCTGTTTTTAAACTTGTTGTATTCTACTTCACTATATCTTAATGCTTCTATTAAGTTTAATACACTACCTCTGGATAAAAGCATAGCAGTTGGCAAGTCACTAAACGTTTGCCTAATTTTTGCATTATTTCCAGTGTGTATTCTTTCACTATTAGTATAGTTGTTTATACCTAAAGCATTTCCTTTGAAAGTAGGCTGGTCTTCTATTAGTCCTAAGTAATGACTTAAAACATCACTGGTTGTAAATTCTGTAATACTTTTGTTTTCAACGTTATGTGATAATGCACTAGGTATCTCAAATCTACCTTGTTTTGTTAAATCTACATCGCTGTTTGTAGTTGTTTTAATTGTAACTAAACTGCCTAATGCAGGAGTGCTAGTAAACAATATTCCGTTTTGGCTAGTAACTACAGTAAAGTCTGTGCCTTTAGCAAGTTTTCTTTGGTTAACAAATACATCTACTTGTTCGTTTATTGGGGTAGCACTTATATCAAATCGTTTTGTTGTTTTGTTTGCTTCAGTAATAAAGTACTCATCTCTTACAACCTGTACTGAGAATTTTTCTGCCTCTATATCCCATTCTGTAATATCAAAATTACCTGCTGTGATATCTGCTTTTGCTGTGAAGAATTGTTTTTTGTAACTTACAGTTTGTCCTGCTTTATAATTTCTACTAACATCGAAGGTTAGATAAAAACTAGGTACATCATTTGGCATCCAACTGTGAAGATATCTATCATTTCTATTACCGTTGAAATCATATGTTAAATCTTTTGCATAGTAATAACCTGGGATAACACTTTTTATTGTAGATCCTGTTGGTACATAGTTGTAAATATCTTTAGAAATATCATTTTCAAAAAGCATATCACTGGAGTACTGTCCACTTCTTCTATCTATAGCAAAGTTTAAAATTGAATCGTTTGCATTTAAACTATTAGTCTTATAACTGAATAACTCATTGCCTTTAAATGTACTACTAGGATACGTTGTACTGTCGTCTAACGACACTCCAGCATCATCGTACAGTTTGAACTTAGGTGCTAAATTAACTTTGTTTTTGAACTGTGCTTTTGTCCATTTAGAACCATTATAATAATATTCTGCACCTATGTCAGCACCTTCTTGTATTAAGAATGTGTCTCCCGTTGATATTGTAATACTGCTGTTTGCAGTAAATGATACATTACCTGTACCAGTATCTACAATATCGTAAATGGTTGCACCTTGTTCATTGGCAGTAAAGATTGCTTTCTTACCTACTGCTGAAGTTGTGCCGTTAATAGGATTACCCATTGGTAATTTGTCATCAATTTGATTTTTTGGTTCGTTAATTACTACATCTACATAATTGTTAAAATCTATACCGTAATTGTATAATTCTAAATCTCTATTAAATTCTATAATTGGTCTTGTTGCTCTAATGGCATTTGCTGGAATACTGCCTATTGCTTGACCTTCAACAAATTCATAATCGAAACTTGTTGTGTCGTAACTGCTAACGTCCCAAGGATTTGGTACCTGTGTTGAAACAATTCTTGATTGCTGAATTGTTTGTATGTGGTACCAGTAATTTAACCTACTCCAAGGATTATGATTTTTTGCACCTCTTTGTTGTAGTAAGTAATCTGCTTCACGTTGGTTACTAACTGCATCATATGGCTGATTATCAAAACTGTATAATGTAGGATTAATATTATCTGCATCGTATGTTAAACCTGCACCTGAGAAGTTTCCAATGCCGTCCCAATCTGCATCAAAGGCAATACTGTCAAATGTTGCGTATGCAGATATTTTGTCTTTTGTGTTTGGTACTAATAATCTTATGTGGTGTCCTACACCCTCGACTTGATAAGTTGTGTCCTTTAGATATGTGCTACCACTTACGTGAGTTCCAGTAAATTGTACAAAACTACCGTTAAGTAATTCTGTACCATTTGGGGCAACAAAAGTTTTAGATCCTGGAATGTTGTCTATGTTAATAGTGCTGTCTGCAGAGCCATATATTTTAACTATATCTAAATTCTCTGGAATCCAGAAATAGTTTTGATAGTTCACAAACTTATCAATGTCTATCGGGGGACTGTAAGTAAACTGTTTTGATTTAAACAGTCTATTATGATTGTTTACAAATGCGTTGTAACTTTTTAAAGAGAACAGCAAGTCTTCGTAAAATACAAAGTTACCTGGTGTTCCGGAAACTGGTTCTGTACTTGTATAAGTAGGCTCTAGGGTGTAAAAGTTTCTACCCGTATCATTGTGTTCAATGAAGTCTGCTCTTTCGGGCGAGTCTGTGCCTGGGATTTTTCTTCCAATTAATCCGTCAACAATTTCTGTATTTGCTTTTTTAAATAGTTGGTCTACGGTATTTTCAAAGAACGTTTTATTGGTCTCTGATTGAAACTGTATTGGTAATAAATCGTAAGGTTTATTGCTCATTAATATCCACCACTTCCACTTGATCCGCTACTACCACTACTACCACTACTACCCGAACCGCCTGTGTTACTACTATTTAGACCATCGCTACTTACGTTATAAGTACCGTGGTAATAAGTTACACCATTAGGCATATAGAATGTTTGCCCAAAGAATGTGTGCTGATGACTAGTACCGTCTCCTGCCTCTGACGCCGCGTCTGCTGTTGAGTATAAAGGATAGTATCCGTTAATTGCATACGGTCCATTATCAGCAGTTGCTCCTGCTGTTGAACCTTGTACTGCTGAACCAATTTGCTGTAAAGTTTCTTGATTAAAGTCTGATACTATTTTAATATCGTTGACTGTTGCCGTACTCATAAATATTTCATCTGGTTCACACCTTACAACAAATAAGTCTCCAAATCTTCTGCTTGGGTCTTTAGGTACAATTACTAAACTACCTAATATATCATTTGTTTGAGTATGAACGTATGCTGTTAATTCTGTAAAGTAAAAACTTTCACCGAAGTCCCAATTCTGTATATTGAAGAATTGGTCTATTGCTTGTTTAACTCTACTCTTAATTTCGTTATCACTAATTGTAACATTTGGCATTTTGATTGCTTTAAATGTTGCTTGTAATTCTGGAAGTGCTTCTGCGCCGAATAACACTTTAAACTTTCCGCTTCTATAAATTATTTGGTCTGAAATACTTTTGTATTTTTCTAGTTCACTAAAGTTTTGTGCTAGTGTTTCAGAAGTTGGACCAAGTGGGAAAGTTTTACCTAACTCTGATGAGTTTTTATATTTTAAAACTTCTGAATAATATGTTCTTGTTAAAACAAACATTTCTACAATATTACTAATACTAGGATCTATTCTAACGTCACTAGGTGCAACGTGTTCCCATTTAAAACTAACTGGGCGGTATGTAGTATTAGTATTTTGTGTAAAGGATCTTCCGTTTTTCACGGTATAACTTTGACTGTCTGTTAATATAACGTTAGTTGAATCTGAAAACTCAATTTGTAAGTCAAACAGTTTTTTAGTATCTGCTACATACACCTTCTTACCGTGTAATTTTGCTTTGTTGTTTGTTAAGTATGTTTGAGCAAAAGTTTTTGTAGGTACAAGTATTAATGCAAACTTAGTAAAGTCTGTTTGGTCTAATACATTTGAACCTGGTGCTAAGTTTTCATTTAAGAAATCTACTATAGCACTTGTTTCTGCTCTGTAATCTAATATACCAGTCTTAATAGGTCTAATAAAATCGTTACCTTGTAAGTCTTTTTGATTTTCAAAAAATACTAAATCGTCTGGATCTACAAATCTACTAAATGCTAGTGGCTCATCTGGCACACCATCGAAATCTGTATCAACTGGTAATACTTCAATTTTTCTATAATCTATATATCCATCTGAATATGTAAATTTATCTGAGATATCAAATTTAATATTTTCGTCTAATCTTTCTCTTGTATCTGAATATTTTACTTTAAGTACATCTTGGTTACCTAAACCTAATGTTCTTTTAGAGTCAAATTCATTTACTTTAATTGTTGTATTACTTGTAACATCTATAGAGCCTTGTACTTGACTGTTTGCTCTTTGTAAACTGGTTGTGGACACATTACCTCTAAAAGTGTTTACACCTGATGAGTCTGTAAACACATAAGCAATATTACCGTTTGCGCCACCTGTTATATTTGCTGGTAACTTGCTTAATGGTATCTCTACACTATTTGGTAAGTTTGTAATTTTACCTGAGTTAGGTTTAACTACTGCTTGTCCATTTGAATTGGTTTGACTATTAACACTCATTTCAACTGTTATGGGACTTATAAACTCTGTACCACTGTATGTATCTGAAACACTTACATTAGCATCTCCGCCTTGTAATAATCCAAAGTTAGAAATTAGTTTTACACTTAACTCGTTTGCTCTCACATCTCTGTTTTTAAGAACAATCTCAGGACTATTTCCTGTAGGAGTATAGTAGTTATTTGTGTCTTTTAAATTCCAAGCATCGCCTACGCCGTCTGCATTGGTGTCTACCCAATAGTACGTTTCTTCAATACTTGGTTTACTGTTATTATCTAACAGTTCTATAACGTCTTTTTTAACATTACCTGTTGCAGGATCAACTGTGTAGTTTTCATCTGCATCTATAAACTCTACATCTTCGTAACTTTCAAACAAAAGTTTTTTACCTCTTGTGGTCATTTTAAATGAGTAGTCATCATCTGATGAACCTTCCTCATATTCGAACTTAGCAATCCAACAAGCACCTGTGCTTAAATCTGCACTATACTCTGCATCTTTCTGCAGAATAGAATTACTGATTACAAAGAAGTGTGTTTGCGATGCTCCTGATGGATTAGGATTATAACCTAAACCAAAGTCTCGTTTTGCTGTTAGTTCAGCACTAACTTCTGTAGTTATGTTAGAAAGCAAATTAGATTGTACACTTACAACCAACTCTGTTGCTCTCCAGCCGTTTTCTAAACTTGTTGACATTGTAATGGGGCCTTTACCTGCACTCGAACTAGTAATAAGTCCACCGTTGTTCTGTATATCTTTAATAACAACCCATCTATATTTTGTACTATCCGTAGGACTTTGAAATTTAACCCTAGCATTCTCTTGTATTTGTCTATAAACATCGCCTACTTGATTATTCTTTAATACAACTGGAGTACCACCAGTATCTATTGTTAAGTAACCTGTAGTACTTGTTGACCTATTAGGCTGTGTTACCCATTTTATAACTGTATAATTTCTTGTTAAATCAAAAACCAAACTGTCATTTGCTAAATGTACATTTCTATAATCTTCATATATAAAGTTCTTTAAATGACTATTGTTTAATTTACTGGTTATTAATGATTCAACAATCTCAGACATAATTGAACTACCTTCAATATCAATAGTGTTTACATCTTTTGCATCTTCTTTGTAAAGTAATCCATCTTCACCATAAACAGTAACACTTTGATACTTTCCAGTTGGATCGTTTATATCAATAAATCTACTATGACCTGAGTGTGTCCTGTTAATTGCTTTTAATTTTAAAATATTATTGTTTACAGCATATGGATATACATTGTAATCCTGTGCTGATACCATTCTATCTTGTGATTGGTAAACTTGTGGTGCTCTTTGCTTAATACTTTGTATACTTTCTGCAGGAGTACCGTTTGAAACTGTATATTGTAGACTGCAGAACATTGTTAAAACTTGTTGGTCGCCGTTTGCATCAGTGTACGGTACATTAATTTGCTTGTCTACTGCATCTGTTGGGTTTATTGTTTGATATGTTCCTGCACTACTTCTGTGCCACATTCTGTATGTGCCTACTGGAATAGCACCAAAGTTGCCATCTGCAAACTTAATTGTGATATTGTCTTCAAAACCGCTGTCTACTGCAAACACTCTTTTGTTGTCTAATTTTAAATTGTTGTAGAACAATGTTTGACCAATCAAGTTAGGAACTTTAGTCCATTGACTTAGTACTTCACCTGCAGAATTAATCTCTTGTACCCAAACATCACTTTCGTTAATCATTGATTGGCTAATTGTAACTTGGTTGTTCTTTATAGGCTTGTCAAAAATAGCATCTTGATATGCCATTGAGCCTTGTTTGAACATCATAAAGAAACCTGTGTTACTGCCTGAAAGTCCTCTTCCGTCATTTCTATATATGATTTGGAATGGAGCATCTGGATCAGGTGCTTTTTCTTGGAATGCTTTATTTTCGCTGAACTGTGTACTGACCATTTCAAACGGAACACCTGTATTGCTTAAATTTAAACTAAATGGGAATGTTACATTTGTGCCTGGTACACTATTAATTTGGTATAGTTCTGAACTTATACCTCCGATTATCTCTTTAGCAACCGGTTTTGTAAACTTGTTATATGTTGTGAAAGCCGCATTCATTATACTAATAAATTTGTCGTAACTTTCAGACTCTGTGGCATCATCAAAATTGATACGTTCGTTAGCAATACTTCTACCGAAACTGTCTGCAACATTTTGTGTAGTTTGAATTGCTGTTACTTTCATTACACCGCTACTTGCAGTATTACGTTTAGGTGCATAACCTAACATCTTTGCTAAACGTAAAACACTTTCTCTACTTTCAGCAGTTGCTAGGAAGTTTTCTCTGGTGTTTAAGTCAACTCTGAATGCCAAGTTTTGACTTAGGTATGCAAGTAATTCTATAATTGCAATAAATTCTGAACTTTCAATATAGTCGTTAAATTTCTCAGGATAGTTTTCCCTGATATATGTAATCATAGACTGGCGTATTGTGTTAAAGTCGTATGCTTTAAAATCTACGTTAGTGAACGCCTTATATGCTGTTTGCCAATCTTCTGCGGCAAATAAATTATTTTGTCTTATGTCTTGCGCCATACTCTACCTAATACGTTGTGCCTTGAGTGGAGTCAACTCCACTGCTATTTAAAGATATGCCTGTAGTTGATTCAAATTCTGCTACAAGTACATCTTCAGTAAGGTCTGGTTTATACTCTAAATGAATTTCACATCTCAATGTGTTATCCATTGCGGAAACATTTAAGTTAAGTAAGTTTACTCTTGGGTCTTGATTTACAATATCTGTTACATCGTCTTTAACAAAACCAATAGTTGCTTCTGTTAAAGGCTCCATTAACAAGTCAGGTATAACACTACCAAATTCTGGTAGCATAACTCTCTCCCCTTTAGATGTTTTTAGTTGATTTAAAATGTCCTGTTTGACTAATTCTAAATCTTCTAAGTTAAAGGGAGGTCCATTCCTGTCCACTGTACTAAAACCTTTAAATGTTGCCATAACAATATTTATCTAAAAGATTAAAACGTGTTTTAATATGCACAGTTTTCCTTTATAAAAATACCAAAATTTTAGTCTTAGATAAGTACTAGTATGAACACACTATTAGTAGTTGCACTAGAGTCTGAATTAGAGGACATCAAATACAAACACATCTTATATACGGGCATAGGCAAAGTAAATGCCGCCTGGAAACTAACAAAATATTTATGCGATAATCCAGACATAGAAAATGTAGTAAACTATGGAAGTGCTGGAGGCATCAATCCTGAGTTCAGAGGCTTACTTAAATGTACAAAGTTCTTGCAAGGAGATATAGACTGTAGAGCATTAGGCGTTCCTTTGGGACATACACCTTATGAAGATATTCAACAGTTTGATTTCAACCAAGACTTTATAGATGGTAAGACCTGTATGTCGTTTGACCAATTTCAACTAACCAAACCTGCAATTGAAGTGGATTGTGTAGATATGGAGGCATACGCATTAGCAAAAGTATGTCACAATATGGACAAACACTTTACATCATACAAGTGGATTAGTGATATTGTAGGCGGTAATGACCAGTCTACTCAATGGAAGGAGAACTTTAACACAGGGCAAGATATTTTTAAGACTATATTTAAAACTGATTATGGAATTGAACTTTAATAAAGTATGGGGATTCGGATGCAGTTTTATGTATGGTACAACTATTGAGCCAGGTGACCCAGAATGGGTTAGAGACACAGTAGGTTGGGGAGGCATAATAGGTGATGAACTTGACCGTCCCTCCCAAAGTTGTGCTGTAAGTGGTTTTGGCAATCAAGACATAGTAAATCATTTCTTTAAAGTACTTCCAGATATCAAAAAAGACGACTTAGTTATTATAAGTTGGAGTAATCCTCACAGATTTTATTACGCAGATCCAAAATTTACAATGGGTTCGATAAATCAGATGAGTAATTTTGATGGATTAGTACTTCCAAAGAGATTAAAAACAATGTTGTTTGCAAGTAGAGAAATAGCATTGCTATATGAAGATGATATAGTGAGGCAACAATTAGACCATATTATACTAATTCAGGAAGTTTGTAAGAGTAGAGGCATAAAAGTATGTCAAAACAATGCTTTAGTAGATGTTACAAAAGATATAGATATGGATAATGCTGATGACCACATAATAAGCAGACATTTATCCGTTGACAGAGAAAATTTCTGGTGCTATAATGAAACTACATTAACAAACTTATTGGGACTTTCAGGTAACAGCGACCCACTAGGTGGTTATGTTAAAAATAACATATTGCACAAGCAAAAAAAGAAAGGATCTGAAGTCTTATGGTCTGAGCCTGATTCTTGGCATCATCCAAGTGCAAAAGGGCACAGATATATAGCAAAAACATTAAGCGAATGGATTAAAAATAATGATAATTTTAAACATTGAAGGCAGAGTAAAACAAAAGAAAAAACTAACACAGTTTGCTGATACTATTATCAGACATTTAATGCCTAGAATTAGACGAGATGTAAATATTGATATCCAAGTTGTCACTCGCTGTGAAGGTGGTAATTTAGGATTATGCTGGGGAGACAAAAAGACTGCTGAAATAGAAATATGCAGGAAACACGGAAAACATCATTTATCAGCAGATGAGATAGCACTTAATCTTGCACACGAGTTAGTCCACGCAAAACAATTTATTAAAGGCGAATTACACCCTAGCACAGAAACTTGGTGTAGGCAAGACCATACTCAAACTCCATATAGAAAGAAACCTTGGGAAGTAGAAGCATACAGGTTAGAAGAAAAACTGGTAGAAATGTTTTGGTAAGGGGTTGACAAGTACCACTAGAATTGTTATAATAGTTGTATAATTTAAAAAGGTAGGAGTTTTTATGTTTTACGAAATTTATCAAATCAAAATCAACAAAGAAGTTAGCGACTATGTCAACAGTAATGACAGAGGTCATTTAGGTGCGGAAGAAAAGTTTCCAATCTATGAGGCCCATATGCGAAATACTATGAGTTCTAGAAAAGAAGGATTCCAGCCTGAAGACTTTGCACATTACACCAAAGTATGTGAAGTAACTGAAAACGGAGGTTTAACACAAGGCGACGATGAGTATCTTGTAAACCACTTAGAAGAAGTATTTAAAATTCTTAACGGTTACTACTTTGATGAAGAGTCAGGCGAAGATATTGTATTTGATAATCACGTGTCAGGATACAAAATGAAAACAATTACTCGTAAAGACGGTGAAGTGATAACATACAGAGATATGCACTCACTTTCAGTAGGCGACATTGTTGCGGAAAGAACTGTAGAGGGTACTAGATACCATCAAGTTGCTGGAATGGGATTTGTTGAAGTGTTCCCTGCAGAAAGCACATTATTGTATAAGGAAATAAAACAGGCATCATAATGCCACATTTACTGTACCTTTATGCAATATAAAATTAAATATATTGACAAGTTCTCAATTAAAGGAAACAATGCAAATTGGATCACAGATAAGAGAATTTATAAGGGGCAAGAAGCACATCAAAGAACGGATGAACTACTTGCATTAGGCTACTTAGTAGAAATGACTAAAATCTAAAAGGAGAAACCTTTTGTCATACAGTAAACTCGACAGGCGTATCATCGATACATACAACAAAATTGTGTCAGCACTTCCAAATAAATCAGCGGATAGACGTGTTGCAGAATGTGTAGATAAGGATCCAGACACAGGACTTATTAAAGCAGTTGGTGTATATGATACAAAAACTAAAAAATATGCTATAGTTGAATTAAATAATTATAGAACAAAACGATTTGAAGATATAAAAGAATTAGGACATATCAAACAAATCATATCTCAAGCAAAGTAAAATGACTGACTCTTTAACAAAGAAATTCACTAACAATACACTTGAAGAAGAATTAAGGACTATGCTCGTTGATAAAAACAACGAGTGTAAACACCTTAAGGCTCAAATAGAAATATTGGAAAAGTGTGTTGCAGATGAACAAGAGCAAAAGTACAGGGCATTAGTAAAATCGGCAGACCTAAAGTCTGAACTCAATATACTAAAGGCTCAAACTCTTAAAAAAGTATAGTACTGCATCATAGTCAAGAAGTAAGAATATTCTTGGGAGTCTACTAGTTCATCAACTTCTGTTAATAGCAATGTAGGAAATTGATTATATGTTCCTGCATTAAGACTTTGAACACCTTTATTAGAAATAAAATCTGATTCTGATAACAACATAGCACATCCAACCAAACTGTTAAACATTCTTTGTGTTAAAAGTGTTTTAACATTTTTTTGCACAATTCTTTGTGCTGTTATTTTATCTAATTTAAATATCTCTCTAGAAGGAGTAGGCATTATTGGAAGTATTAAACTTACTAACGTGATGTTTGACTTTTTAATTTTTATAAAACTTTGTGGAATACTATTCAAATCAAAATTAGTTATACCAAGCATATTGCTAGGAACTAAAATATCTTTATATTGAATAATTAATTTTTGTATTTCTTCTGATTTAGGATCTAAGAAACTGTTTTTATTATAAGCAATAACTTTTTCTGCCTTTTCGCTTTCTGAAAGTTTGTGAGAGAATCCAACTACTCCTCTATTTGCTAAATCTAGAGGAAAAAATTTGAACATATTATCTAATACTTCGTCCCCTTCGTCATCTAGTGTTAGTGTAATAGGATCGTGAAACTTATCACCTTTTTGTTGTACCTTTTTGTATTGTGGTTCTCCTTCAGAAGAAAAACCTTTTCCTACAAATAATCCTTTTGGTGTTTGATAAGATACTGGTTTAACATCTAACTCGTCAAGTTGTCCTATTAAAAGTGCCATTACCCATCTCCGCCTGTAACCTTAGTTAGGAACCCACTTACTGCTTTGAACAATGGGTTTGCACCTAAGTCTTTTCTGCTTGGACTTGGTTGATAACTGTTCCATCTAGATATAATACTGTCTGGTGCTCCTTGCATTTCTGGTAATACTGAAGGAGTAGATGCATAAGGCGATCCGCCTCCTACTAGACCTTCTGCTATTGTGCCTACAATTTTGTCTTTTATGCCGTCAAGTCCTATACCTGAACCTTGCTGAGCAACACGTTTAATATTTACTGGTCCACCTAAACTTAGTCCTATACTGCTTTGAGTTGTTAGTGTATTTGTTCTTCTTGATGAACTTGGCTTTCTGGCATTGCCTACACTACTAGCCGCCTTCATTGTTGGTATAGGTGCAGTATTTAACATAATACCCAACGGTGCTGTTTGTAACATCAGTCCCATACTGTTCATATAGAAGTTACCTGGTATAAACTGTGCCGCCGCGGCAGATGTTGCCGCTTCTTCTAAGTCTCCGTCTAGTACTGCATCTTTAACAGTACCAGGAGTAATACCGTTATTAATAGTAATATCTCCTACTATGTCTACCTGTAAGCCTCCCCTTGGGATAAATGCTTCTAAAGGATTTGATAAATTTAACCCATCTCCGTTAAGCAATCCTGACGCCGCATCTCCAATGGCTCCGTCGATAGCACCATAGGCATTTTCCAACTGGCTTTGCAATGAAGGATCAGGTAAAGGTATACTGGACTTAATACCCATTACACCATACGAATGTATGTTTACAGGTTTTCCTCTTAAACCAACTTTACCTTGTTTACTACTGATTCTAACACCGCCATAATCGTTTCTCAAATTCATTCCGTTTACGCCGTGTATGTTTACTCGTCCGCCTTTGCTGTGCATTCTGCCTAACTGTAGTGTTTCCCAAATTGGGTCTCCTCTACCTAAGTTATCTGCAGGGTGAATAATTCCATACTTGCTAGAAAGTTTAAGTCCTACTTTAGGCTTGCCGCCTTCTATACTTAAACTTAGTCCATCTATCTCACTTGGTACAGGGTTATCGTTTCTTGCTTTAATGTTTACATCGCCACCTGCTTCTATATTTACATTGTTGTCGCCTCTTAGATTTACGTCGCCTCTTGCTCTAACACTGAAATTACCATCTGCAAAGAAATCCATATTGCCGTCGCCGTCTATTTCTATCCAGCCTGTGCCATATTTGTTTATAATAAAAATTGTGTCTGTTGAATCGTGCATAAGAATTTGCATACCATTTTTAGTACGCAATCTTATTTGACTGTCGTCTGGATGGTCATCTAGTATAAATTGATGTCCTCCATCTCTTGTTCCTGATGCTGATTTTAAAGGACCAGGGGTAAGTATACCAAACACTTGACTAGGTGATTCTCTTCTAGCACCACTACTGGTTAAACCTCTGGGCCAATCATTACTAATACCTTGTGCTTCTAATACTGCTGTAAGCGGATCGTGTGCCGCGTGTTTGCCGCCTTTTGCATCTAATTTGTTTGAACCTGCTCTATATTTGTAACCAGTATCTGGATTCTCAGTTGTGGTTTTATCTTTTTCTGTGACTGGCATAACATTGCCGTCGTGTGTTACACCTGCAGGAATACCAGGTATCATATGATTCATTAATGTAGGTTGTACACAGCCTATACAAAACCCTCTATTGACATCTCCGCCTTCGAACGCAACTATAACTTCGTTACCTATATCAGGTGGTACCATCCACATACCATAACTGGTTTGTGTTTCTGCATATTCTGTTCCGCCTTCAACTGGATTGTTATTTGCTACTCCGCCAAAGGGTGTTGTCCACGTTACCCAAAAACTGTCTCCTATTAAATCATTCTTTACAAATAATCTACCGTCTCGGTTTGGGTCTGAGGAGTTTACAACTTCGCATTTGTAAACGCCGTAATATTTTTCATCATTGTCACTGGTTCTTTCTGACGGAGACTGTCTGTTTGTTCTTGTAATTTTTCCGCTCATCTTATCCTCCGTCTATCGGTACATCATCGTTTGTTTCAGTGCTTTGATTTGCTTGCCATTCTTGTATTTCTTCTCCGGTCCAGTACTCTCCGGCGGCATCTAAGTATTGACCGTCATACTCTCCACCTTCTTGATAATATACAGGCATTGTGATGTTTAACGGTCTTTCAAACTCAAGTGGTTCTGAACTGTTGTTATCTGCTACTTCATTATTTAACTTTTTAGGGTTTGAAAGTCTTTCGTTCTTGACTCCTGTAATTCTAGATGTATATATACCGCCTTGGAACGTATGTTCTACATTTGTAGCAAGATAGTATCCTGTATACCTACCGTGATTTGGTGTTGATGCTTTGCCTAATGACACATCATAATCAGGTGTAGAAAAACTAAAAATAAACAACCTTTCAAAGTAACTAGGCATCATTGATTCTTTTCTGTTTAATGCAACTGATACCTCTGTGATACCTTCTGCTTCTTGTGTCGGTCCTGATGTTTTTAGTGTGCCTGGTAACCAATAAGGGTCTCCTTTAATTTCTAAGTCTAATGTTTTTAAGAATGCAGGGTATAAATTTTGATTATACATCAATTCTATAGCACTATTTGTAATACTTAAATCTCCGACTTTCTCTTTATCTGCTACAACTTCCTCGTTTGCTTTGCTGGTAGCAACACCTGTGGGTGATTCGTTGTTGTCTCGTATTTTATCAAAGCCGCCTACTTCTAAAATATCATCTAAATATTTTACTGGAATATCATCTTCTGATAATTGTATAACTCTTGGGTCATTAAATCCTTCTATTAAGTCTCCTAACAATCCATCAAAATCTGTAAGGCTATCTAATGTGCTATTAATTTCTGATAGCAAACTATCTACTGGATCGAACACATTATCAAAGAAGTCTTGAAATTCGTCTTCTATTCCTAAATTATAAAGTAGTGGTCCATTGTCTGTTAATATGCCTTGCATATCATTTTTAAATGCATCGTATTGTTCTTGTATAGGAGCAAGTAGACCTGATCTCAACGGACCTGTAAATTCTTCAATCTTTTGCCTAAATATATCTCCTACATCAGTTGCTTTTGACAAGAAGTCTTTCATTATGTCTTCACCAACCTGACCAAAGTCTTCTGAGATAACGTCATCTAAATTCTGTATATCTTCTACTAACGATTTTGCTTTGTTTAAACGTTCGTCGAATTTTGTAATTGCTTCTCCTAATGGACTAATTCTTCCTAAAAGTTTAGGATCTATTCTAGTGTTTACAAAGTCTATGTCTCCTCCTAGTAAAGCACTAAATCCTTTTGTTCGTGCAAGTGTAACAACACGTTGAAAATCTTGGACAGTTGCCTGTGCTCCTTTTACAATAACATCTTCAACCTGTGTTTGTAACTTAGTAACATACTTTGCAACGTCTAATTGGCTCAATACACCTGCTAGATATTTTTGGTCAAACTCTTCCGCAACTTCACTTGCACTTTGATTCTTAACTTCGCTTTGTCTAACTCTTGCTTTTAAGTTTACACCGCCTGTAGGCAGGGTTAACATCATTCCGTTTCCGGACGTATCTGAAATAGTTGCATTCAGTATTTGGTCATTTTGTCCTGTAAAAATATATGGATAGTATCTATGTGTGATTGCATTTAATTCTTCTTGTAAGTTTTTCTTTCCTATTTCTGTAATTTTTAAAATTTCATCTGGTATTAAGAACATAGTAGAATACACTCTTTTTAACATAATTCTATGAGTGTACTTGTATGCTATTCTGTTGTGTAGAACATTTAAGCCAAGTGGCGCAATATCTGTTTTAACATCAAACCAAAATACTGCTGTCTTGTCGTAATCTATATCAGTGGGGACTAATTTTTTTATATCTGCAAGTGTTTTTCCGCTCACTAATCTAACAACCATATTTTGAATTTTAATATCTTGTAAAATAATTTTTGATGTAGCAGTAATTAAATCTGTTTGTGCTGGAAATGTCGTAATAATATAAGTTTGATCTGGGTTTGGATCAGTAGATCCTGGCACCGTAAGATCTTCTCTCTTTTCTAATTCTAATTCGCTAAATGCCACTGTGCTTTCGGAAGAGTATTTTGATGTGTCAATTTTAGCCGTTAAATCTATTAAAGAATTGGGCCAGCCTTGTAATATCTTTAAATCTTCTGAAATAACTCCCTCTGTGCCTGCTTCTGGATAAATGGTACTAGTATCAAACTCGTGTACATCGTAAGGTGTTTGTCCTGGATTTTCGTTTTCGTCTGTTTTGTTTTCTCTTATTTTATCGCTGTACGCATTTTTGTTCAATCTATTATATGCTTTTGCTAAATTATTTAACCCTTCTGCGATATTGGAATATACTATACTAAATTTATCTAATGACTGTCTTCTTTCTAAGTTGGCTTCAAATACACCATCTTCGTATCCTACACAGGATACATTATATTCTGTGGAATTACTTTGAATTAACATATCAAAGTCTGATATTAACATTCTAATAATTTTAGTAGGTGCTTCAAATTCTATAGGACTGTTTAAATTACCTGAGTTAAATCTTTGTCCGCCTACAAATCCTATTTCTAAAAATAAGGGAAACTCTTGAAAAGGTTTTAAGTTAAGTGCTTCTTGGGCCGCCAATAATCTTTCCATTAAATCACAACGCAAAGGTTGTATTAATTTAAAATTTATACTTGTACCTATGCTGTTAGCAGATGCTCCTTCTCCACCTCCTCCTACTACGGAACTTATAACTAAGTCATCTATTTTTATATCTGTAACACCTGTTTGAGCAATGATTATTTCGTTGTTATCATCTCTAATAAATCCTTGTCCACCCTCGCCTGCGCCAGCAACAAGAGAACTTAATCCTAGCATATACAGTTTGAGGTTATACGTTGCTGTTGAATATTCATCAAGAATGTTAGACGGTACAAACCCTCCGGTTACAAACGGGCATTCTCTAACTGGACCTGAATATTTTTCTAATCCCATTATAACCTTTGCTGTACTCTTTCTAAAGTAGGTACTTTAATTTTTAAACCAGGAACCATATCTCCAACTGGATCTCTTAAAAGGTCCGGGTTCCTCAATGTAAATACCCACCATAGATTCGAATCTGCATATAATTCGTAAGCAAGTAAGTCTGGTCTATTTTCTGTTTTCTTATCTATTGTAATCGTAACGTCTGTTACAGATGGTTTGAATCCTTTTAAATTTAAATAATTTATATCTAAATAAAAGTCTCTTTCTTTTGCATTATTAATAAAACTGTTTTTGGATGATGCCATTATGTATACTTACCTCCTAATGCTCCTTGGGTCATAAGATCTAAGTCAAACCTTTTTCGTAATTCTGAAGGATTATATTGTGGTGCTAAGTCAATCAAAATATCAACACTAGTGGGCACATAAGTTGTATAGTTATCTGAACCATCACGTTGATGTAAAAATAAATTATCTGTTTCTTCTTTGTATATTGCCTTGGTTGCAAAATAGTCTTGTGTGTCTACTGGTACATAATCAACATCGTCTCTTAACTGGTATGAATAGTTTCTTATAACACACGGCACTTTGTCATAACCATTTGGTCCTAAATAACTAAACGCCAACACAGGCGGTACTCTAAATCCTGTGTTCATTGCTCCCCTTCCGTTCTGTGCCTTAATACATACTTTTAAAAAGTTTAAAACTGCTAAAAGATATCTTGCTTCATTTACATTGTTTGCTGTAAAAGGTCCACTAACTGTAAAGACAGGAGGAGTACTGTTCATAAAACTGTATATAGGATAGTTATAATGAGTGAACGTCATTTCGTTATAGTTTGCTTGTCCTGTTACAAGTATAGTAGGCGTGTAAGGATATATAATACCACCAATGTCTTTGAGTGGTTGTAAAATTGTGTCTTGCCTATCACTGGTGCCATCTTCGCCTGTGCCTAACACTTGCCTCATTTCTTTGTTCTTCAAGTTAGGACCAAATATTTGGTCAAAGTCTGCTTTTTTGTACGGACCTATTTTTGCTCGCCAATCAGTAGGACTAAGACGTCTGTCTCCTACTTGATTTGTAATAACTGTTTGTTGGTCTGCCATTAAGTTCTCCTAATAACTGTATTTATCGTTATCAATAAAACACGTTTTAATATAAAGAAAAGCATAAGTAATACTTGACAATGCCGTAAAAGTGTACTATAATTGTTTAAAAATATATTTGGAGAACAAATGGCTAAAACAAATTATCTTAATAATAAAGATATCTTATTAGAGATTCACAAAAGCAAAATGTCGTTTTGTTGGGTTAAATCACAAAACCACTATGATTTTGATATTATTGTAAATCACACAGATGAAATTGACAGCAATGCAATTGAAACTGCAAGAATTAATAAAGCACAAAAATTAAAAGAACTAAACTATAAATCTGCTGTAGCAGAATACGATGGTCCAGCAAATAAAAAACCTAGACAAAAGGAATTTATTATTGATCCAGATAGTTTTAGTTTAGATGAATTAACTTTTAGAGTTATGGACTTTGACCACATACCTGATGAACCAGGTAGGAAAAATAATCCTAAGAACATTGCAGAAACAAAAGTAAAACTAAACTTTTTACCTTTTAAACACTATGCTTACAAAGATGACGAACTTACAGAAGTAGCAAGAAGTCATTGGAATGGCGGACCTAAGAGTGGTAAGTTTGATTTAACCAAAGGAACTATTACTCCCAAGTTGGGCCATATGTTCTTAAAGTTAGTTGAAAGATATAGTCAAAGAGCAAACTGGAGAGGATATACTTACGTTGATGAAATGAGAGGTCAGGCATTAGTGCAATTAGCACAAATTGGTTTACAGTTTAATGAAGCAAAATCGGATAATCCATTTGCTTATTATACTGCCGCAATTACAAATAGTTTTACTAGAGTTTTAAACATTGAAAAACGTAATCAAAACATCAGAGATGATTTACTTATCGAAGCAGGGCAGTTGCCAAGTTTCACTAGACAAATCAAACACGAAGAAGAAACTAAAGCAAACAGAGAATTAGCAAAGCAGGAAAATACCAATTTAGATGAATCTATTTAAACACGCCGCAGTATTTACAGATATACACTACGGCTTGAAATCAAATAGCGGTGTTCATCTTAAAGACTGTAACAAATTTATAGACTGGTTTATTGCCGAGGCTCACGCCAGAGGTGCAGAGACTTGTTTGTTCTTGGGTGATTGGCATCATCAAAGAGCAAGTGTAAACGTGGCAACACTAAATGCGAGTTGGAGAGACTTAAAGAAACTTAACGACGCATTTGAGACTGTTTACTTTATAACAGGTAACCACGATTTGTTTTACAGAGACAAACGTGAACTCAACAGTATGGAGTTTGCTAGAGACTTAGATAACTTTGTTATGGTAGATGAGATAATGGAACAAGGAGACTGTGCTATTATCCCTTGGCTAGTCGGAGATGAACATAAACAAGTTGCAAAGATGCAAGTTAAATATATGTTTGGTCACTTTGAATTACCATACTTTAAAATGAATGCAATGGTAGAGATGCCAGACCACGGTGGAATTAAAGCAGAACATTTAGAAGGACCCGAGTATGTGTTTAGTGGGCACTTCCACAAACGTCAATACAAAAACAATATACATTATATAGGTAATGCTTTCCCGCACAATTACGCAGACGTGTTCGATAACGAACGTGGAGCAATGTTTTTAGAATGGGACCAAGAGCCGGTGTTTGTAAACTGGCCCGACTGTCCTAGATATGTAAGTTGTGGACTAAAACAACTTCTAGATGAAAAAGATGAACTACTTAATGAAAACACTTATGCTAGGGTTAAGATAGATGTGCCTATCAGTTATGAAGAAGCAACATTTATTAAAGAAGCATTTAGCAAACAGTTTGGAGTAAGAGAACTCAGTCTTATACCTGCAAAAGAAGAAGCAGAAGAGTATGTAGAAGAGGATATTCATTTTGAAACAGTTAACCAAATTGTGTTGCAACAATTAGAAACTGTAGAAAGTAATACAATCGATAAACAAATGCTAATAGACATTTATAACGATATAGAAATTTAATATGCTAAAGATTAAATCATTAACTGTAAAGAATTTTATGAGTGTTGGTAACAACACACAAGGAGTAAGATTCGACAGTGAAACACTCACACTGGTTTTAGGTAATAATTTAGACCTAGGTGGAGACGGTAGCAGAAATGGTACTGGTAAAACTACTATTATCAATGCACTCAGTTATGCCTTATATGGTGAAGCACTAACAAACATTAGAAGAGATAATCTTATCAACAAAACAAATGGTAAGAATATGGTTGTAAGTGTGGAGTTTGAAAAAAATGGCATAGAGTACAAAATAGAAAGAGCAAGACGTCCTAACTTTTTAAAGTTTTATGTGAACGGAGAAGAAAAAGAAGACCAAGAACAACAAGGTGACAGCAGAGAGACACAAAAGGATATAGAAAAACTAATTGGTTTTAGTCATAATATGTTCAAACACATTGTTGCACTTAACACTTACACCGAACCGTTCTTAGGTATGAAAGCAAATGACCAACGTGCAATGATTGAGCAACTGTTGGGCATAACAGAACTAAGTGAAAAAGCAGAAATACTTAAAGTTAGACTAAAAGAAACTAGAGACAGTATAAAAGAAGAAGAGATTAGAATAAATGCTGTTAAAGATAGCAACAGCAGAGTTGAAAAAAGCATAAAAGATATTGAAAGTCGCAGTAAGGCGTGGCAAAAGAATAGCAATGACAAGATTGCTAACTTTGAAACTGCTATTGCAACACTACAAGAGATAGATATAGATACAGAACTAGAGTCGCATACACTACTAGGTGAAATAAACGAAAAGTCTACCTTGAAAAAACAACTGCAAAAAGATTTAGACTCAAACGTATCCAGTCTTGCAAGATCCGATACTAGAATACAAGAATTAAAAGTAAACATCGAAAAAGCAAAAGAAGGTGTTTGCCCTGCTTGTGAACAAAGTACAGCACATTTAGATACACACGAAGAATACACACAAGATTTAGAAAACAAACTAGCAACAGAACAAGAACATTTCAAAGAACTAGATAAAAATATTGTAAACATCACAAAAGACATAGATGATGTAGGCGATATTCCAGAATCACCAGAAGTGTTTTACCACACAAAAGAAGAAGCAATAGCACATCAAAACAATTTAAACAATATTGCCCAGCAACTTAAAGATGCTGTAGCATTAGAGAATCCGTATATAGAACAAATTAAAACATTAGAAGATACAGGACTACAACCTATAAGTTGGGAGACTGTAAACGAGTTGAATGAGTTAAGAGAACATCAAGATTTCTTATATAAACTATTGACTTCTAAAGATAGTTTTATTAGAAGACGTATAATTGACCAAAACTTAATGTTCCTCAATCATAGGCTTGCAAACTACCTAGAACGCATAGGATTACCACACGATGTTAAATTTAAGAGCGATTTAAGTGTAGAAATTACAGAATTTGGACGTGACTTAGACTTTGATAACCTTAGTAGAGGAGAGCGAAATAGACTCATTTTAAGTCTTAGTTGGGCATTTAGAGACATATATGAGAGTCTTAATCAGCCAATGAATTTCCTTTGCATAGACGAACTCATAGACAGTGGACTAGACGGTGTAGGTGTAGAGAATGCTCTTAGCATACTTAAAAAAATGAGCAGAGAGCAGAACAAAAACATTTACTTAATCAGCCACAGAGAAGAACTACAAGGCAGAGTGAACAATGTACTAACTGTAATCAAAGAGGGAGGCTTCACTAGTTACAATACCGATACGGAGTATGTAAACTAATGAGCGACTGGACACATAACGGTAAAGTAGTAGACACACTTCCTGATGATTGCGAAGCATTTGTATATTTAATCACAAACAACCAAAACGGTATGAAGTATATTGGTAAGAAACTTGCCAAATTCAAAACAACCAAACCCCCATTAAAAGGCAGAAAGAATAAAAGACGTGGTTATAAAGAAAGTGACTGGCGTACTTATTGGGGGAGTTCGGATCATTTAATAAATGACGTCAACGAACTTGGAGAAGACCAATTTACTAGAGAGATATTAGAGTATTGCCCTAGTAGAGGAGTAGCAAGTTACGTTGAAGCAGAACTACAATTCAAACACAAAGTATTATTAAGTGACGACTATTACAACGGAATCATCAATGTAAGAGTCGGAGGTTCACAAATATTAAAAGAAGCATTAAAAGATAGATAACTATTTTTGCAACAACAAACATTACGGCACACACAGACGCAAAGTCAAACACACAAGGCTACACAAGGCACACATAGGTCCATACACCACCCCATCGAGGCTATTAATATCGATTTCTTTGACAATCCGGCAATGGAAACACCCGGTGCGAGATTCTGGAATGTATGGCGTTAAATGAAATACAGACAAACGACAAACAGTATTAAATGATCAGGCTCTGAGAAAAAGCAACCTGCAGTCAATATAACTCAACTCTACCAGGTTATATTGGTTTCCGTGAGATTCGTGACAGTAGTGTATGAGGGGATAAGGCTCACCACCTCTTTATAGCACCTGGGTTAGAGATGACGAGGCTCATCGAGATGAGATTTATTTTTCACCCGCAAGGGTGAATTATGACTCCACTTTCGAGATAAGCCAATGTTAATTAAATATTAATTTAAAAAACTTTAAAACAAATGAAAGAGTGAAGTGAAACGAAACGATTGAATGTAGTTTTAAAAGACACGAAGTGTCTATAAAGTGTTTAGTTGTTTATAGTTCTTTATAATTGTTTTTGAGTTGAAATGCCTTGAGAAGACTTTATTGCATCACTCTTCTTGACTAGTTCTTTTATTGCTATATCTCTTTGATAATGAGACATTTCCCATACTTCGGAATAACTTATACCACCTTCGTAATTCATTACTATTAGTGTTAGGGATCTAACAATCTCTTCTGATTCTTGCTTGATTCGTCCTAAGTACTCCTGGATCAGTTCAGGATCTTCGCTACTTAGGACCCTGAGAAAAAACTTACTGGATCAAACTCCAATGGTGTTTCATAATCGTGTGAACATTCGCCACAAGTTGCAGATAATGTTTCAGTTGAAATTGTGCTATTGTATTCTGCTATTGCTTGTTCAATCTGTTGGCTGGTTTTAGCATCACAGTTGGTTAGGAATTCAGTAATATGTTCTTTGTCAGTAACAACTGTTTCTTGTGTTTCTTCTGAAGCATTGTGTATAGTAATAGATTTGATACTGTCTAACATAATTTGTAAATTTAAATTTGCCATTTTGGCAAAAGCATTTCTAAATGTTTCCATTCTTTCTGTTTGCGTAACAGCATCTTCATCTGCCACATTTGCCATACTGGCTAAAATAGAAGCATTTTCAAATGTGTATCTGCTAGTAGCCAACGTTGAATCGTAACTTACTGGTGTAAGCACAATTTTTAAACCATTTGAAGTTTTAACTTCGTGATTGTCAGTGAACGGTTCAATGTTTGCAATAACATCTCTAAGGTTCATCATATACTTGCTTTCTGCTCTACATTCCGGACACGTTTGATTTATTTCTTGCTCATCGCCGTAAGTAGCACATCTAATACCAATCATTAATGATTGAGCATCTTTGGCTGTTAATTTTGTTGGATATATAATTCCAGGTACGCAACTTGCAATAACTTTGTAAACAGCATCTCCGTTTAATAATGCATCAGGACTTCTTGTAATCATTTCGTCTTGTGCTGTCATAGGATAAACTGCTAATTCTTCTCCTCTGTCGAATTTTATTTCTCCTGGTTCGTAAAATGCTCCACTACTGGGTAGTGAAATATATAATCCTGGATTTCTAAAAAACCCTTTAAGTGGGTTACTTGCTATATTCTGTGTGTTCTCGTCGCTCATTTCTGCTCCAAATTAGTTTTGATAAATAGTTATAACTTAACTAGGAAAGTATTTATCTTCGTAAAAACTAGTTTTAACTGGATCGTGATTAATGGCAATAACATTAACTGAAATTGGAGGCAATGGAAGTCAATTTAAGGTAGACGGTATACCAGATTTCATCACGGAAAAAACAGCCAAAGATTTAATTAATCTAATAAACAAACTGGGCGGAGGTTCTGCAGGATCATCAAGCAGACAGACTGTAAAAAATGCAGGCTCAGGCAAAGGAACATTCGACGATGTTAAACGAACAGCAAATGAATTTGCAAATAACCTAAAAAAAGAAAACAGAGAACGGTCTGGTTTAGTAGACAATTTAAAACTTGAAAGAGGTCAGTCGATATTTAATCGAAAAGCCGCCGCCAGTCTAGGCAGAAGTTTTGGAGCATTAAGTAGTGCATTGGGCACAGCAGGTTTTGTGTTGCTGAGAACAGCGGCTACTTATGCCGGTGAAGCAATGATGAAATATGTCGGTACTATGGAAGCCAGCATACAAGCAGGCACAGGTTTTGCATTGAATGTAAACGGTTTTGCAAATGATTTAGCCACTACGGCAACTGGTATGGGTATGTCGTTCGATGAACTTGCCGGAGTGCTTAATACATTCTCAGGAGTAACAGCCTTAAATGCCCGAAGTTTTAGTGGTTTAATAAAAACAGTTACAGATGTAAATAGTCCTCTTATAAAATTTGGTTACTCCGCCGCCGAAGCCGCAGAGTTTATAGGTAGAGAAACAGAATTCAGAATCAATCAAATAGGTATGATAGACGTTGGGTCTAAGAGTTTTGAATCGGCAATGCTAGAATCAGCAGACAGAGCCATTGAATACGCACAAGTTTTAGGTCTAAGTGTGAATGAGTTTGTAGCATTAAGGCACGCCGCAGTGACTTCAGGCGATGCACTAATAGGTCTTGCTAGGGGTAGCAAACAAGCCAGAGAAATGCAGTTAGACACAATGACCAAGTTTGCAGATGAAATGATTAGAGTGGGCGGAGAAGCAGGTGGGCAGATAGCCGCCGCATTTATAGATGCCGCAGGTAAAGGAGCATTAGGTTTTAGTGACGCCGCAGTTGGTATTGTGAGAGCATTGCCAGGAATGAACAAGGAGTTTCAAAATTTGCGAATGGGTCTGCTCACAGGAGAATTAAATGAAGTAGAAATGCGAGAACGTATGAGCAAGTTGCTAGGCAATCAAAGTGAAGCAACTAGGCAACGTTTATTCATTCTTGCTAGGGCAGGCGATGAATCAGCCACAAAACTTCTTGAATTCACTAACAATTTTGAAAGAGCAAAAACAAGTATTTCTTTATTTGGTTTTACCGCTAAAAAACTCGCCCAAGATCAAGTGAAAAATTTCAGTCAGTTTAGAAGGAATATGGATGCTGTTAGGAATTCCTTTGGGAATTTTCTTATCACACTATTCAGCAATGAAGATGCTATAAAAGGAATGAATACAGCATTAATGAATCTGATGAACACTTTAATTCCAGGATCTGCAACAATAGATGGTTTCAGCAACAGCCTTACTTTGAATGCCGAAAAAATAAAACTTGCGGCAAATAATTTCGGAGAAAAATTTGGTAAAATGGCTATCAGGATGTCAGAGCACATAGAGAATTTTGTTAGAAGTCTTAGGTCAAGCGAAGACAATGAAAAAGCAGATAGAGCCAAAGAAGCGGCACAAAATATAAAATTTATGCAGAAAGAAATAGACGGCAGAAAGGCTAGATTAAGAGATGATGATACTTTAAGTGAAGATCAAAGGGCAAAAATTCTAGAACAGACGAAAGCACTAGAAAATGGTATAAAATCTGAAAATAAACACATAGATGCCGCACAAAATATTGCAGGAGTATTTGACGGAATTGGTAAATCACTAGCAACATTTGCCAATGTACTTGGCGGCATAGTAGACAAAATGGAAATTATTTTAAAAGTGTTAGGTTTAATGGTGTTAGGTCCTATGATTGCACCTCTAGTAACCAGGGGCACAAGGTTTGCCGCAGGTATGACTAGAACTCCTGCCGGAGGAAGAATTACAAATGCAGGCTTGTATGATAAACGTGGAAACGCATACAAAAATTTAAGTAAATCTCAACAAGCATTAGCACAAACTAGACCAGGAGCAACAGCCTTAAACTTTATGGGTCAAACTAAAACAGGTAAAGCACTCTCATCTGCAGGAAGAGTTGCAGGACCACTCAGTCTTGCTTTCTCAGGTGCTGATGTTATAGGTGATATGTTGGCAGGTAGCAGAGATGGTCAAATGCAACAAGGCAGAGATATTATAGAAACTTATGCCAGAAGAGCAGAAGGAACTGGCGGCGGAATAGGTATGGCAATAGGGGCATTAGGATTTTTACTAGGACCAGTAGGATTTTTAACCACTGCGGCGGCGCAAATGGTAGGAGATGCTATAGGTGATGGCTTAACTTGGAGTGCTGATGAAATTGATTCGCTTCGAACAGATGCATCAAATATAAATCAATACAAGCAGATACTCACAGACAATTTCCTAGTACCGTTTGGAATGACGGCTGATAATGCCATTGCAAAATCCAGTGAAAAGTTTTCAAATATATTAATGGAAAGTTTACAAGCAGAAGACAAGTACCTTGACACACAGTTAAGTATACTAGAAGAAGACTTGGCTATGACTAGTAATAAAAAATCTAGAAAAAGTATTCAATCAGATATAGATGCTATCAAAGACCGTCAAAAAGAGTTGATGCAGAATAGTGCAAAACAACTAGGTATAGATTTAGATGCCCAATACACAGAAGGCACAGAAGAATACAAAAAGCAACAAGCAATTCTAAATGCTAGTAACACAGACAATACTGATTCTCAACTGAGAGCAGAAATATTACAGCAAGAACAAGCAAACTATTTGAGAAAGATTCACAACGTAATCAAAGATATGTAATAGCACTCCAGCCACAACAATACTTCCGATTGACATCAAATGATAAATATAGTAATATAAACACTATAAGAGAAATATATGAGTTGGAAAAAATACTTTACACCAGTCGATAACGCAGGATTACCATATGGAACTAATCCCACACAGGGAGGAGATACTTACGGTGCATCAGCAACTAGTAGATATAGCAGTTGGCTACCTGAAGTTTATCAAGGTTCGCCTGATAGGTTAATGAGATATATGCAATATGACCAAATGGATAGAGATTTGGAAGTAAATGCGGCACTGGACACTATAGCAGAATTTAGTACTCAAGTGAGTGACAAAAGCAAAACACCGTTTGAAGTGCATTACAATGATGACCCTAGTGACAGTGAAGTAAAAATTATCACAGAAAAGTTAGAGCAATGGTGCAGACTAAATCAACTTAATAGAAGAGCATTTGGAATGTTCAGAGGTACTATAAAGTACGGTGACCAAGTTTTCATAAGAGACCCAGAAACATTTAAACTGTTTTGGGTAGACCCTGCCAATGTAGAGAAAGTCGTTGTAAACGAAAGCAAAGGGAAAAAGATTGATGCCTACTTTATTAAAAATATAGACTTCCATTTAAAAGACTTAGCCGCTACTAACTATGCACCAAGTCATAATAGACCATATGGAAGTGGTGCTATATTAACAGACTATTCAAATCCTACATCAACAGCAGGATACATACAAGGCACAGACCACGGTTCATCGAGCACCAGTATGCCTATTCCAGCAGAGCACGTTGTACATTTAAGTTTAGCAGAAGGTATGGAACCTACTTGGCCCTTTGGTAGTAGTATACTAGATCCTGTTTTCAAAGTGTTTAAGCAAAAAGAATTATTAGAAGACTCTATTATTATATATAGGGTACACAGAGCACCTGAAAGACGTGTGTTCTTTATTGACGTAGGTAATATGCCTCCCCACAAAGCACAGCAATACTTGGAAAAAGTTAGATACGAAGTACAACAAAAACGTATACCAAGCAAAAACAGTCAAGGCGGTAACGTAGTAGACAGCAGTTATAATCCAATGAGTATGTTGGAAGATTATTTCTTTGCCACAACAGCAGAAGGTAGAGGAAGTAAAGTAGACACACTACCAGGCGGAGACAACTTAGGCGAGATAGATGACTTAAAATACTTTAACAACAAGTTGCTTAGAGGTTTAAGAATACCAACAAGTTATTTGCCAACAGGCCCAGATGATGGAACAGGCACATACAATGATGGTAAAGTTGGCGTAGCATATATACAAGAATATAGATTTACAAAATATTGTCAAAGATTACAAAACACTATTATAAGAGAAATTGACAGAGAGTTTAAAAGATACCTAAAGCATAGTGGCTTTGAAATTGATGCAGGACTGTTTAGCATTGGATATGCCGACGCTCAAAACTTTGCTAGTTACAGAGACTTAGAAATAGATACTGCAAGAGCACAGGTATTTGGACAGTTAGAAGGCATACCATATCTAAGTACACAGTTTAAACTTAAAAAGTATTTAGGTTTAAGTGAAAAAGAAATATTAGAGAATGAAAAGCATTGGAGAGAAGAAAACGGCGAAGATTATGTTGCTCCAGACGGAGATAATTTAAGACAAGTTGGAGTAACACCTCAGGTTGATGCAGGCTTAACTCCTGATTTAGGGCCAGATTTATCACCAGATGAAGGCGCACCTATAGACCCATTAGCACCGGGCGGAGACATAAATACTACTGAGCCAGGAACAGAACCAGGAATATAAATGAGATTAAATGAGTTTTACAATCCAGACGCAGATTCGATAAATAAGTATGACTTAGATGACACTAGAAAGCCTAAGTTAAGTTTAGAGAATTTGAACAAGTTAAAAAGGATTAAACTTTACAAAAAAACTGAGAATGAATCTCGTAAAGAGTTTGTTCAAAAGATTTATAAGAAACAAGACCCTAATGCAGGCGGAATGGGCGGCGGTCTTATTTAACACAATTTCACTCCAGAAATACCATTTTCTGCGAAAAAACACCAAAAATAGTTCAAAAACACACTATTTAACTATAAAAACAGCATAGAACATTAAATACTATTAGATGCTCGTATGTCAGTATGATTTTTTGTCAAATTGTCCGAGCACCAAAACTATAACAAAACGGAGAGGCTACGATGTCAGATAAAACAAAACTAGAACAAGTTTTAGAGCATCTTCTTGCCGACGAACAGGACAAAGCGAAAGACTTAATTCACGATTTTATGGTGGAAAAGGCTCGCGATGTTTATGAGAGTCTATTAGATGAAGAAGAGGCTGTAGAAGAAGAAACAGTAGAAGAAGCAGAAGAATCTGAAGAAGAGGCAGTTGAAGAGGCTGAAGAATCTGAAGAAGAGTCTGTGGAAGAAACAGTAGGCGGAGCAGAAAGCGAAGACTTACTGGACGAAATCGAACAAGAAATTGACCAAGAAGAATCAAGTATCGAAGAAGTCGATGGCGAAGACGAAATGGAAATGGAAATGGAACCTGAAATGGATGGCGAAGAGTCAGAAGAAGAAGGCGAAGAAGAAATTGAAGACAGAGTCGACGATATTGAAGACCAATTAGATGATTTGAGAGCAGAATTTGAAAAACTTATGTCAGATGATGACGAAGCGGAAGAAGAAGTTGAAGATTCAGAAGATGAATTAGAAGCAGAACTAGGTTTCGAATCTGAAGAAAGTGAAGATTTAGCAATCGAAGAAGCAACTAAACTTCAAGATGATAAGGCTTCGTTGGTTAAGAGCAAAGAAGCACAAAGCGGCGGTAAAAGTCCTTTGAGTTCTAAGCCTAAACAAACATTTGATGCAGGCGCATCAGCAAAAGACAACGTATCACACGGTGGCGAAGAAAGTGTCAAAGGCGAAAGTGCTAAAGACCATACACCAAGTGACAACATTGGAGAAGAACCGAAAGCCGCACCAGCACCTAAGGGTGATGAAAGTGACGGTGGAAAAAGTCCTATCAGTGGATAAGACTTTTAAATAAAAAGGTAGAATACAATGACTAGAAAATTATACGAATATTACTCACACGATAAGGCTAACTTATTAGTAGAAAGTAGTGCCGACGGTAAAGATTTAGTTATGAGTGGTCTTTTTATTCAAGGAGACGTTAAAAATCAAAATGGTAGGGTTTATCCTACTACAGAGATTGCAAGAGCCGTAAAAAGCATTCAGTCACGTCTAGACGAAGGCGAAACTGTTTTGGGAGAGTTAGATCATCCAGAAGAGTTACAAATCAATTTAGACAGATGTAGTCATATGATTACAAATATGGAAATGCAAGACGCAAACGGCTATGGTAAACTAAAACTCTTAGATACGCCTATGGGTAATATTGCTAAAACACTACTTACGAGTGGTGCTAAGTTAGGAGTATCTAGTAGGGGTAGCGGTAATGTAAACGAGTCAGGACGTGTGTCTGACTTTGATATAGTTACCGTAGACATCGTAGCACAACCAAGTGCCCCGGATGCCTACCCTAAGGCAATAAGGGAAAGTTTATTTAATATGCAAGGCGGTGGAGTAATACACGACATTGCCGAAGCAGTTACACACGATAAAGGCGCACAAAAACATTTATCACGAGAAATTTTAAATTTTATTCGTGAACTTAATCTGAAATAGGAGAGAGCATATGGCGACAACATTTAATGACCTATTAGAATCAAGCACATTGTCTGAAGAGGCAAGAAGCGAAATTCAATCGGCGTGGAATGCTCAATTAAGCGAAGCAAGAAATGATATCACAGCAGAGTTAAGGGAAGAGTTCGCTCAACGATTTGAACACGATAAAGGACAAATAGTTGAAGCAATGGACACATTTATTTCCGAAGCACTGGCAGAAGAGATCAAAGAGTTCGCACAAGATAAACAAGCACTAGTAAGTGATAGAGTCAAATATAAAGAGTCTATCGATGCACATAGCAAATTACTAGATAAGTTTGTTACAGAAACATTAGCAAATGAAATCAAAGAGTTAAAAGCAGACAGAGATTCGCATAAAGCAAATATCGGTAAGTTAGAAAACTTTGTGATTGAACAAGTTGCTGATGAGATTTCAGAGTTTCATAAAGACAAACAGGAATTAGTTGAGAAGAAAGTTCAATTGATTGCTGAAGGTCGTAAGAAACTTGCAGAATCTAAAGAGCAATTCATTAAGAAAGCGGCTGGGAAAGTTGAATCAAGTATTACTAAAATCATTAATAATGAAATTAGTCAGTACAGAGACGACATTAAAGCGGCAAGGCAAAATGATTTTGGTAGAAGAATTTTTGAATCGGTTGCATCTGAGTATGCTTCATCTTACCTCAATGAAAATTCAGAAGTGAAGAAGATTAGAGAAGAGATGGCAGTAATGCAAGAAGCAGTTACAGAAGCAGACACGAAACTAAAAGAAACTACTAAGAAGAACGAAGAAACTATCTCTAAGTTGAGAATTGCAGAGGACAAGTACCAACGCAACGAGACATTAAATAAATTAATGACTCCGCTTAACAAAGAGAAAAAAGAAATAATGGTTGAATTGTTAGAATCAGTTCAAACAAACAAATTAGAACAGGCTTTCAATAAGTACTTACCAAGTGTACTCAATGAGGACGCATCAGTAAGAACTGAAAAGAAAGCACTTAATGAATCAGTGAAAACAACAGAACACACTGGTAACAGGGTTGCACCTGCCAGCAATGAGCAAGAAGCAACTAACAATGATGTCGTTGAATTAAACGAAATCAGAAAATTAGCAGGACTAAACTAAGGAGAAATATAATGGCAGAAGCATTATTTGAAAGCAATTGGTCCGCAACGAAAGACGCTCTATTAGAGGGTTTACAAGGTAGCAGGAAGACGACTATGGAGACTATTTTAGAAAATTCTAAAGTACAACTTCAAGAAGCGGCTTCTTCAGGTGCTACAATGGCGGGTAATATTGCAACATTAAACAAGGTTATGCTACCTTTAATCAGAAGGGTTTTACCTTCTTTGATTTCTAACGAATTGTTAGGGGTACAGCCAATGACCGGACCAGTAGGTCAAATTCACACATTAAGAGTAAGATACGCAGAAAGTGGCGGTGGAGCAAATGCAGGCGACGAAGCATTAAGTCCATTCAAACTAGCATCTACTTACGCAGGATCACCAGACGCAACAGCGGCGGCTGAGGGTTCAGTTGGTAGAAAAATGAGTGTTCAAATCTTAAAACAAACAGTTGAAGCGAAAACTAGACGTCTAAGTGCTAGATGGACTTTTGAGAGTGCTCAAGATGCCAATTCTATGCACGGTGTTGATGTTGAAGCAGAAATTATGCAGGCACTTGCACAAGAAATCGCGGTTGAAATCGACCAAGAAATGCTTGGCAACCTCAGATCTCTAGCACCAACAGTTGATACATTAGACTTCGATGCAAGTTCAGGAAACATTTCCGGAACTCCAGCATTCATCGGTGACAAGCACGCCGTACTAGCAATCGGAATCAACAGAGCGGCTAACTTAATTGCGGCAAGAACAAGAAGAGGCGCAGGTAACTATGTTGTTGTTTCACCAGAAGCATTAACAATTTTACAAAGTGCGACAACTTCTACTTTTGCAAGAACAACTGAAGGATCATTTGATGCACCTTCAAACAGCAAATTAGTTGGTACACTTAACGGTACTATTAAAGTATTCGTAGACCAATATCAAGCAGACGGTGGCTCTGTATTAGTTGGTTATAAAGGATCAAGCGAAACAGACGCACCTGCGTTCTATTGCCCATATATTCCTTTAATGAGTACAGGACCAGTTATGGATCCAAACAGTTTTGAACCAGTAGTTTCATTTATGACACGTTACGGTTACTTAGAACTTACTAATACAGCAAGTTCATTGGGTAACGCGGCTGACTATGTCGGTGAAATTGCACTTTCAAACGTATCATTCAAATAAGAATTTAATTCAGAACTTGAATACTAAAAGCACTCCTCGGAGTGCTTTTTTTTGACTGTAAAAAATTTGCAACAATCTGATAAATACTTGTAATTAGGAGTTTCTTAAATGGCAGATAAATCAGTTTTCAATCCACAAGGGGATATAAGTTTTAATCCTCAAAATGGTACATTCACAGTAGGCGGTAACTTAGTAGTTAGTGGAACTACAACATATCTTAACGATACAACAACACTTAATAGTGCAGACACTTATGCCATAAACGCAGACAATGATGCCGCAACAGGAACTTTAAGACTAGGAAACGCATCTAGTAACGCAGATATCAGTTATGGTGCTTCAGGAAATGTTGTATTTAACAAACCAGCAGAAGGAAACTTTTATGTTGGAGCAGGACAGCAAATTATTATTAACGGCGGTGGCTCTATTGGAGGCGGTGGCTTTACAGGTAATTTATCAGGTACAGCAACAAACGCCGGAGCATTAGTTAATGATAGAACTTTAACACTAACAGGCGATGTCACAGGTAGTGTAGCATTAGGATTAAATGCTAACACATCAGCACCTAGTTTAACAGGAACATTAGCAACAGTAAACAGTAACGTAGGAAGTTTCGGCGATGGAGCAACTATACCAAACTTTACTGTAACAGCAAAAGGATTAATAACAGCCGCAGGCGAAACAACAGTAAGTATTACAAGTTCACAAGTTAGTAATTTTGAAACAGCCGCAGAAGCATTGTTTAGTGTAACAAGTAATTCAGCAAGTGGTAACGGAGCATTATCATACAGCAACGGTGTATTTACATTTACACCTGCAAGTGTTCCAACAGCATTAAGTCAACTCGCAGGAAATACTGATAACATAAGCGAAGGTTCAACAAATTTATATTATACTGATGCTAGAGTAAGAGCGGCAGTAGATGCCGTTACTAGTGGAGACGGAAGTTTAACTTATAGTAGTGCAACAGGAAACTTTACATATACCGGACCAAGCAATGCAGACTATAGAGGTGCTGTATCCGGAGGTACTGGTATTACTTACAGTAGTGGTACTGGAGTATTCATCACAGACGACACTCACATAAAAGGATTATTCAGTTCGGTTGATGCAGGTGGCGATGGATCATTTAGTTACAGCAACGGTGTAATGACATACACTGGGCCAACTCAATCTGAGGCAGAAGCAAGGATAGATGCTCACTTAGTAGGTGGAACAGGTATTACATATAGTGCTGGTGACATCAGTATTACTAATAGTGGTGTAACTGCCGCAACATATGGAAGTGCTACAGCAGTAGGTCAATTCACAGTTAATGCTCAAGGGCAACTAACAAGTGCAACAGATGTAGCCATACTTCACGACAGTTTAAGTGGCTTTGTTGCAAACGAACATATTGACCATAGTGGTGTTACATTAACAGCAGGTGACGGTTTAAGTGGAGGTGGCGATATTACCACTTCAAGAAGTTTTGCAGTTGACAGTAGTGTTATAAGAACAACAGGCGACCAGTCAATGGCTGGAGCAAAAACATTTACAGGCACAGTAGATTTAAGTGGAGCAACAGTTCCAGCATTTACTGTAACAGGTAACCTAGACGTAACAGGTACATTAAACTCAGTTACGCAAACAGATTTAATAGTTGAGAACGCAGACATCACTATGAACAGTGGTAACGTTGCTCAAGATTCTCATTTAAAAGTAGACAGACCTAATCCATCAGCAGATGTTTATATTAAATGGGACGAAACAGCAGATAGATGGGAGTTCACAAATGATGGATCAACAGACTACCCATTAGCAAAAAATACAGATGATTTAGCAGAAGGCACAACAAATTTTTATTATACTGATACTAGAGTTGATACTAGAGTAACAGGAACAACATTGCCTAACTATACAGGCAATATGACCAACCTAGGCACAGTAGCAGTCAGTACTGAACTGCTTATTCCAAATGCAAACAGTTCAACAGACCGTGCTATATTCCTAAGTGGAGACCAAGTGTTTGTGGAAACGCCTGGTTCAGGTATTAGAGAACTTACACCTACTTCATCAGTGGGAGCAGTTGAACGAGCAAATGCTGGTGTAACTTATTCCTATGGTGGACTTCAAGGAAACGGTGAATCTTTACTAGCAGGACAAAGAGTTGTAGGTGTAGATTCATTCAACGGCATTAAAGGTATGGTAGGTGGAACAGGTATTACTTTAACATCCAATTCAACAACACTTGCTTTTGCTTTAAACTCAGCAACCA